CCGAAATCGGTGCGCATTGCCAGGGCAGAAACGCTCATAGTATAGGCGTGTGTTACATCGGCGGTCTTGCTGCTGATGGGAAAACGCCAAAGGATACCCGTACAATGGCACAGAAACAAGCCCTATTAAAACTCCTTCGTTCGCTGAAGAAGCAATTTCCAGAGGCGCATATTCTTGGGCATAGAGATACCTCACCCGACCTTAACCATAACGGAAAGGTGGATAAGGCTGAATGGGTAAAAGCTTGCCCTTCGTTCGATGCTGAGGTAGAGTATAAGGATATTTAGCCATTAGTTTTTAGGTTAATAGTAGGTTGGAGCCGTCGGTGCAGTGATGCACTGGCGGCTTTGTTTTTCTCACTTGATTTTTATCCTCGATGATGTTCCTGTTTAAGTCAAAATGACTTCCTATAGATAGTCTGACCCAGATAGTATACTTTCTATGACCCAGAAAGTATAGGAAGTGGGTCGTAGAAAGTATAGGAAGTGGGTCAGAGAAAGTATACTATCTGGGTTGGACTATCTATACCACCCTTTTTTGTCTTTGCCTATCCTTTCTATTCGCTTTCTATATCAACCCCTCCGCCGTTATTGCCTTGAAAGGTTTGTCCTATTGCGGAAAGCGTGTACGCTTAACTTTGTGGTATATAAAACATAATAGGGTAACAATATGGCGAAATCTAATCTAGCTCAGGTTGTCATAACCGCAAATGCTACCACGGCAAAACGGGTTCTTGACGAGTTAAGGTCAAAGGCTGCGCAGGCAAAACAGCAAATGCAGTCTTTGGCTGACGCTGGTCAACAGAACTCACAGGCTTTCAAAAGAGCGCAAAAGGAGTTTGAGGCGTATAACGGAGCAGTCGCTCGTAACATCTCAAACACTAAACGTGTGGACGAGGCAATGAGGAATCTTGCCGGAACTACCACGCGAGAACTCAAGCGTGCCTTAGGAGCTGCAAAGAAAGAAATGGAGAATATGGCTGGGAATAACCCCAAACTCCAACAGATGCGAAAGAATATTGCAGCGATAAAAGCACAGATTGATAAGAATAACGGCTCTTTAAGAACGCATAACTCCTTGTGGAAAAACGCTGCAAAGAATATTACAGCTTACATCGGTGTGTTTGGAGCTTTCAACTTTGTTCGAGGCAAACTTCAAGAGGTTTTCTCTGAAAACTTCAAGTTTTCTGACCAATTAAACGATATTAGAAAGGTATCGGGTTTGACCATACAACAAGTTGATAAGCTGGCGGAATCATTAGCAAAGCTGGACACCCGTACCAGTATTCAGGAGTTGTCTGATATAGCTTATCAAGGCTCGAAACTCGGTATGGGTAAGTATGGTGTAAAGGGACTCGAAGACTTTGTGCAGGCAGCTAACCAGGTGAACGTGGCATTGAAGGAGGATATGGGTCCTGAAGCCTTGACGGCTTTGTCTAAGATGACCGAGACAATGGGTTTGATTCCTAAGTTCGGTGTCGAAAAATCTATGTTGAAGATTGGTTCTGCCTTGTTCAAACTTTCTTCCACAACGACCTCTACATCTACTAATATTGTTGAGTTCGCAAAGAGATTGACGGGTATGGCTCGTATAACAGGTATTACCACGGATCAGTTATTGGCACTTGGTTCTGCTTCTGATTCTTTAGCCCAACCCCCCGAGGTTGCTGCCACAGCTTTTGGTAAACTCTTTGCGGCTATTCAGAAGAATCACAACCTGATAGAAAAGGGCTTTGGTATAGAAAAAGGTACGATTAATAACCTTTTCTCTACTGGTCGTGCCATGGATGCTATCGTTCTCATTCTTGAAAAGATGCGAGAAAAGGGCAACATCAACGCCATGTCTACCATGTTTAAAATCCTTGGCTCTGATGGTCAGCGTTTGATAGGAACGATGGTCACAATGGCTAAGAACGTAGATGTACTGAAAGAGCACCTAAACACAGCTAAGGTCGCCTTCCGTGAAGGTACAGCAGCTAGTATTGAGTATGCCCAACAGCAGGAGAGCGCACAAGGTATTCTTCAGCGTGCTAACAATATGTGGACGAAGACATTTGTTAGTCCAGAGGGAATTGGAATGGTAAAGAAACTGGCACAGGCATGGTATGATTTCACCTTAGCCTTGACTAGCAACACGGTTGTAACTGGTGCGCTTAGTTCAACGTTCTCTATGTTGGTAGAGATGGCGAAAGTTCTACTTTATCTAATGCCAACGCTTATCTCTTACTTCCTCTTTAAAGGTGTCGCAACCGCTGTTCTTAGCGTTGTTGATACGTTCTCTGCTATGAAAACGGCTGTAATGAGTTCGGCTTTGGCGCATCGATTCTTGGCGACAACGGAGACGGCAGAGGCAGCGGCAGCAACGGAAGCAACTGTTGCTACAACGGGCTTAAACACGGCTATGAAGGCAAATATCTTTGGAGCTATAGCCGCAATCATAGCAACTGTTGTCGTTTATTTAGTTGAGTTCACAAAGAAAACAGATAGTGCCACTAGCTCTGTTACTGAATTGAGGAATAGTGTTAATGGGGCTGTTACCTCCTTTGTTACCGAGAAACGGAAGCTGGATGATCTCTATGGTGCTCTCACTCGCGCTAATAACGGCACCAGGGCTCGTAAGGAATTGATTAAGCAATTCAATAGCAACTATGGTAGTTATCTTTCCAATATGATAACGGAGAAGTCTAAAGCTGAAGACCTCGCTAATGCCTATAAACAGGTTGTTTATCAGTTAAGGCAGAAGGCTATCATGGAAGGTGTTGCTAAATATCGAAAGGAGCATTATGACAAATATGTAGGGTATGAGGTTAATTGGTTGAAATCTTATGACGATTTTGCTAAAGAACTTAAACTTAAAACTACGGGAAAGGTTCTCAGACAGATAGTTGAGAAGGCTCTAGACCAAAAGAAGAATGGCGAAACTATCGCTATGGAATTAGCGGATAGAATAGGTTTAGATAGAAAAATAGCGAAGGATCTTTTAGACCATAGAGGTGAAGCCCAATCTTTTAGGCTTAAGGATGGAGGTTATCATACCTTTTATGGTCAATATGGTGGTTATGGAGGAGGTCGACCCGCCCAGTTTTTGAAGATGGTACAATACCTATATCAAGCTGCTTCTAATAGGAATAGAGGAAAAGAAGTTACCCGTTATGCTAATATGGTTGGTGCTGATATTGATGCTGTTGTTGGATCTACTGGCTCTCAAGGTGATACCCCAGATAATAACGGATCTTTGACGAAAGAAGCCGTTGATAAGGATGCCTTGAAAGCTCAAAAAGAAGCTGCAAGAAAAGCGGCGATAGAGGCAAGGGCGGCAGCTGCAGCACAGAAAGCCGCAGACCAATACGACTTAAAAGACGCAAAGGATGAGGTAGAGGCAATTATTGATAAGGTAAAGAACTTCTATGATAGACAGATTACAGAGATATACAAGGTTGCTACTGATACACACATGAATGACACCTTGCGTGATCAGTTGGTTCTTGGTGTTAAGACTCGTATGAATAGTGCCTTGGCGGAAGCGAGAAAGAGTATAGCTGATGTTAAGAACACGTGGAGTAGCTTCAAAAAGACTATGGAGAATGACGTTATCGAGAAACCTGGTCCTGATGGCTATAGCGAGAGTAATACCTTGTTGAATCAGATTGAGAAGGTTAATGTCGGAGCCTTGAATGGTAGGATTAACAGACTATCTGCCAAATTAAAGCGTCCTGGCTCTTCCGTCTTTGATGAAGTTTGGCATAACGCTTCTAAGAATACTCTTGAGAATGCTAAGGAGGAAAACAAGGTGGATGAACTCCGTCGTAAGAAGATTCTTGAGGATAATTATACTGGAAAGGTTAACGATGAGTACTACAACACCTTTGAGCAGTTAGGCTTTTCTCCATTAGAAGATAAACATATTCACGCTGCCTTGCAAAGTGAAGACGCTGCTATGGAGGTAATTTCGTCAAGGGCGAAGTCTGTAAGTACGCTTTTCGATACGGCAAGAGAAAACTATGAGAAGTTGCTATCGATAGATATAAACACTTCAGAAGGTAGAAAAGACTTGCTTGAAACGCTCTTTGGATCAGAAGATAATCGGTCAGCTATCGTGTTAGACCTTGGTGTCCTTGTGGATAATTTAGAGAAAGCTGCCACCACTTCTGGCGAGGCTACAGAGGATATAAAACTCTTCTACGATACGCTTATCAAGTATAATGATGATTATTCGGAAGCCCAAAAGAAAGCGTCTACTAGGCAGAATAAGATACTTGATTACAGATGGCTTCTTTCTGACCAGTATAAAGAAACTCAAACTTCCATAGATCAAGACAAAGATTATATGACTCCTGCCTATGATGAAAGCAAGGGGCATAGAGCTTTTGTTCCCGAGTTTAGATATTCCCCAGAAACAAAACTAGCGCAGGATGAATTGAAGAAAGAGCAGGCTTATCTGAACTTCCTCATAGCCCAACGTGCTGCAAAAGAACTTTTGCAAAAGCAGGAGGAGATTATTGATGAAAAGCAACGTGTTGTAACAAAGAACATGATTGCGCTTTTGAAGAAGCGTATGGATGCTATTTATGAACTTTGTGAGCCTATCGAGCAGTTCGGGACAGACTTGGGCGAAGCCTTTGTCTCTTCTGATAAGACAATAAAAGAGGCTGTAGGTTCTATGATAAACTCCTTCTTAAAGCTCACGGTATCTATGACGCAAAATTGGATAAAGCAGCGTTTGATGCAGCAAATCCATAATAAACTTATGGAGAGGGAGGCTCTTCGTTCAGCAAAAAGACGTGCTAAGATTGAGAGTGAAGCCTCGGATTCTAATTCAAAGAAATCGTCCCCTTGGTTTAATCCTTCTAAATATTGGAAGCAGCTGCTAAAGAAGGAGGCTCTTAAGCTAAAGGCTGAAAAGAAAGCAGCAAAGAAAACAGAGAAAGAAAGGGCTAAAGAGGAAAAACGGAGGAGTAAGTCCTCGGGAGGTTTTGAGGTAGCTCGCGCAAAAGCTAAGAGAGAGCGCAAAGTTGAAACTGATATAGCAAATGAAAAAGTAAAAGATCTCAAGAAAGTTGAGGATAAAACTAAGCGTATAGAACAAGCTGCTGCTAATGATTCCGTTGCTTTGGTAAAAGAAACTGGCGAGGCAAAGAAAGTACTTACAGCTGGCGTTGAGGGGGAAGTTCTAAGCGCAAAGACGGATATAGCTACGCAGACTACCCAGGTGGAGCAATCAACAGCTCAGCAAAGCGTTCAGACAACGGCGGGGGAAACACAGGCAAAGACTTCTATGGGTATAGCCAGTGGTGCTGCCAATATCATAGGGAAACTAGGCTGGTGGGGTATCCCTCTTGTCGCAGTTATTACCGCCCTGTTGAATGGTTTGCTTTCAGCTGCTATGGGTAAGGTCTCTTCCTTGTTTGGAAAGGGAGGATCTAATGATAATAAGACTAACACTAAGTTGGTTTCAGGTATGCTCACTTATGATAGTGGAAACGTTCAGTCTTTCCGTGGTATTGAAGATGGAAAGACTTACCCTGTCGTTGGTAATGACGGTAGAGTTTATTCCGCTTCTGATGCAGGAGAGCTTTCGACAGGGCTTATTCGTGACCCTGTTACTAGTATTATCAATGGACAACCCGCTCTTATTGCAGAACGTGGTCCAGAGATGATTATCGGTCGTGAGACTACGGCTGCTATGATGATGGCTCGCCCAGACTTGTTGGCGGATATTGTCAAGTTTGACCGTTCTCGTAGCGGCATGACCTATCGCGCTTATGATAGTGGTAATGTTGCTTCCTTTGATGGTAATGTTGCTTCCTTGTCAAAGATGGATTTAAATTCTCTTCGTGACACTATTTCTGAGTTATCCCGCACCCTTTCAAATCTTCAGCAGAGGGGTATCCCTGCCCATATAAATAAGTGGGGTAGGGGTGGCATTTCTGATGTTGCTGCAAGCGGAAAAGACTTCATGTCGCGTTATTCAGATGATAAGAAATGGTTGAAATAAAATAGTCGTGGCAAACTAATTTGATAGGTTAAATTTTTTTCCATATATTTGACCCCGTCCGTCCGCGAGGATGTACGGGGTTTCCTTTTTCTGTAACGTTATCTATTCAGTGATGTCTTAAAGTATGCCAAAGATGTACTATTTATTATCCTCTATTTCACGTAACTATTTGTGTTTATGTTCTTTCCGTCATTGGTAATATGAAAATATCTTTTAAAAGGAGATTTTGGGCTATTTCCCTCAACCCTATAAATTATTTCAAAGTTTTTTAAGAGGCTTTTCCTCTCCAGCTTTTCCGCACCTTTACGTTTAAAAGTAATTATACAAAGCTCCGCTTTTACTTTGATATTCAGATACTTAACGTGAAGAGTGTAATAGCAATCAGATGAGGAAATGACTATAAAATATTCTATAATCTTATATTTATTTTTTTTCTTTTTGCGTGTAAGTATGTTAGAATTATATATATTTTCTCCTTACTATTAAGTAAGTGTTTGTTATATAATGAGTTATGCAGAAATTAAAACGTCTTTATGATGATTTTAATTATCTTTGAGTCTCTTTATATAGAAAGAATATCCTTGATGATTTTGAAGAAAGACGTTGTGTAAGGAGATTTTAAGGATGAAAGGAGATTTTCTCCTTTGATGATGATATTTTATCTTTGGTATAATTCGACTTGAAGAAATAGAGAATAAATATATGACTGATTCTTTTCTTATATATATAATGTGTACAAACCTAAAAATAATTATTTTCGTTAAAAATGAATTTTACATTGAAAATAATCATCAACTTATTTTGTCAATTTAAGTTTTATATTTACCTTTGCCCATGTAAAACGAACTTAAAATTAGATTACAACAAACCTGATGAAAAAGTTTCTATATCTTGACACACTGATTCTCCTATCCGCTTTAGCTGGAATGTGGGTAATCTCGCCCTTGTACGGGTCTTGGTCTCTTTTCTTTGGAGGTCTTGTTTCTTTCTTGTTTTTCCTTGTAGGTTACCCTGGGGCTTACTGGCTTGATGGGAGATTAGACAAAGAAATAAGGTGGAGAGAAATCTTTACAAAGGACTATAAGACAGAAATTGCTGTACCAGTTTTCTTTGCGATGATGAGTTTCTTGTTCGGAGCTATCTTTCATTGGATATGGTTTTTCACAGGAGTTTCGCTGCTATGGCTGTTAGGCTTGTGTGTTGAGCGTATAGCAAAGTACTTCTTTTACTAAAGAAAGAGTGTTATGGGATTATTTGATGTTGAATGTAGCTTGTATGCTTCTGCGAAAGACAGAGACGGCATCGGGACGATAAGTCTACATGAGTTTCTCTTTGGTAATCGTTGGAAAGCACCCGTTGAACACTTGAGGCAGCTTGTGGATGAGTATGGTCCAATAGAAGCTAAGAGTCATCCTGACTACAAGGCGACTAAATTGCGCCTTCCAGGAGCTACTTTAAGCGGACTCTTCCGACGTAGAAAAGGCTCGGAGTTAATAGCGCATACAGGTTTTATCGCTATTGATATTGACCTTGCTGACAATACAAATTTAGGCAATTTTGAAGCCATTCTTCGCACACTTCGTCACAGAACGGAAGTAGCCATGTATATGAAATCCTGTTCTGGTACTGGTTATTTTGCTATGGTTCCTTTGGCTTACCCTGATCATCACAAAGAACAATTCCGAGCCCTTCAGCGTGAATATGCAGCTATGGGGGTCGTGATTGATAATGCGTGTAGCGATATAACTCGTATTCGCTTTGCCTCTTATGACGAACATCCTTATGTGAATGAAGACGTCTTACCCTACCAAGGTTTAGATTTAGGAAAACAGACTTTAGCACCTAAAGCAGCCGTTTATGGTAATAGGATAGAGAGCAATGACGAACTTATTAATAAGGTGGAACGATTAGTTCGCTTATTAGAGCAACACCAGATAGACATAACTAATAGCTATAATGATTGGTTTCGTATTGGCTTTTCTTTGGCAAATCTGCCCGAACCTTTCGGTCGCCAGTACTTCCATCGTGTATCAGCTATCTGTGGATCAAAGTATAATCCGCAGGAATGTGATAGGAAATTTAACGACCTGAGCCGTCCAGAACGGATTGGAATAGGTACATTTTTAACCATTTGCCGTGACTATGGCGTAATTTAATTCTATATTATGATTAAAAATGTTACTGTCGAACTTGATTTCGATGATTTAGATTTTGAGGACATCATCAATTATGCTGAGGAAGAAGGTTTCAAAGTTCTTGAGAAGAAAGAGCTTGATAATATGTTCTTAAAAGATGATAAAGTCCAGAAGTGGGGGCATACCCTCCGTACCAAAGATGATGACTTTGTTCGTGACTTAATCTATGAATATCTCGGCATGGGACACTTTAATGATTGGTCAGCTGTTTGTGATGAACTTAAAGCAAGGTTAGGAAAATGAAGTTGATTGAACCTGATGTTGAACTTTGGAATCCTTTAGAACCATGGCAGGAGAAGGTTGCACGCGCTGCACGTCTTTGCTATGGGAATGAGACAGGGAGTAAAACTGCGGAGGAAATGTGCACGATGTTGAAGAGACGTGGGCACCTTTCAATGTTTCGTCATGGTACACTTTACTTCGTCGTTAAAGGTCATCCCATAACAAAAAACACGTTCTTACGCTTATCTTTCTCACCTTATGTGGGTGTGAGGAATGTGATAGACTGGAAAGATGGTAGTCGGGTTTACTTCGTGAGCATGAATCTTCAATATGCGTTGGAGCACATTCAAACCCTAAAAGCATTGAAAGATTATAATGTCTCTTTGGCGGAGTTTATCATTCAAGCGAAGCGACTGAGGCTTTATTCAGCTTTGTTTCTCATTCGCTATACCTTGTGTTTGACCACACAGATTAGTACAAGCCGGGAGTTAAACCGAACTTCTCCGAACAATATCGCCGAGCAGAGCACACGATATGTTAACTTTGGAAAGCGTGGTGGTATTACTATCTGTAAGCCACATTGGTATGATGGAGCCGGACGATGGCAACGTTTTGCGGCTAAAATCCTATGGGAAATCGCCGACATTACCTATCGATGGTTACAGAAGTTAGGAATGAAGCCCGAGGATGCCAGAGGTATACTTCCCCTCGATACGGCTACAAGAGTGGTTTACACTTACTCCGTCCCTGAATGGAAAGCTATACTTGCTTTACGTCTGAAAGGCACTACGGGTAAGCCACATCCTAATGCACGCTTGATAGCCGAAAAGATTTGCAATGAACTCTTAGAGACTATCTGGATTACAACAGGTTGTAAAATCAATTTAGTTTAATATCAAAAGAAGATAGAATATGACTTTAAATGAATACCAAGAGAAGGCGATGTCCACCTGTATGGATAGCTGTAATAACTTCTCTTACATGATGTTGAACCTCGTAGGTGAGGTAGGGGAGTTATCCTCAAAGGTTGCGAAGATGATTCGCAAAGGAAAGTTTGAGATAGGCGGAGAATCTAACCTTCGTGTTGATATAAAGGCGATGAATGGAGACGATATTGAAACTATCGACAAAGAGTTGAAACTCGAAGCGGGCGACATTGCCTGGCAACTTGCTGGACTTTGTAAGGTTTTTGGTTGGAGTTTGGAAGATGTTTGCCAAGCGAACTTAGATAAACTCGCATCAAGAAAGGCTCGAGGAGTGATAGACGGAAATGGGGACGAACGATAAGGAACGACTATGGGGCAACGGATGTCACTGAAAGACCAGAACAAACTTCTTTGGCAACAGCTATTAGAACTCTTAATCAAAGAGTATGGGGCTGACGCTACGTTAGAGGAGATTCTTGTTGAAAAGTCTATGACGGAATAATAACCTGAATTTGAATTTATATAGAATGAAATGTCTTTAAACTGAAGATTTAACGACTGATCTACTAATTTGGGTTCCCTTTGTAAAGGGTGGTTTGGGCTAGCGTTCCTTAATACGGGCACGATATTTTGAGGTTTTTCTTACTCATGTTCGTTTAAGAATTGTAGATGGCAGTAGCGACTGCTACGTTCGCTTAATTTAAATTTAATCATGTTCTTACCCTCACCCTACGTGAGTATCGTGAGGTTTTGAATTGAATATTCTGTAATAGTGAGATATAAAGAAACAGAGTCTTTTATGGCTCTGGAGTTAATGAATAGTCCATAATAATAGCTGTGGTTCGAGAGAATAGCAGCTTTTCCGGAGGGCAATTTCACGAATGGTAGCGTGATATGTGTTGTTTCTTACACATAAATCTTATATTGTTATAAGACAATGGGGGTTCGATTCCTCTGCTCCTCCACAAAAAGAATATGTAGGTTAGACAGTTTGTAACTTGTAAAAGTTGTAGTAGTGACTATAACGACTCTTTTATTTTTCATTCAGAAAACGTTTTGTTACTGATGTATTAATAACTTTCCTAATGGTACGTGAGTATAGTGAGGCTTTTAATAACTAGTCGAGGTAACCGCAGCAGGTAGTGCGGATGGATCGTCCTAAGTATGGGATGAGCGTCGGATGGAAAGGGGTTCGATTCCCCTTCTCGGCACATTAACTTTTAAAACATAAAGAATATGGAACAGAAGAAACAAGATGAACTCATGGAAGAGTACAAGAAGCACATTGAATCTTCCGTAGAATTAGCCAAAGAGTTAGGCTTTAGCGTCTTAACGATTGATACGCTAGGAAACGTTCAGTCGAACCGGAACGAAGCAAAAGAAGCTGCAAGAATCATAGCAATCGCAATGTTGGCTAGTGAGGGCTTTACCCATGCAGTTTCCATCGCTTTAAGGGCAACCTTTGTGAGCTTCTGGAACTATATGGGTGGAAAGTCTATACTTTCTGAGGACTTAGATAAGAAAATTCAAGAAGAAGAGAATGATGAAGATAAAGAGAAATAGACCTAAGCTGATAGTGCTACTCTTTACGTGTGTAGCATTCAATCTTGGTATGTGCTTTGATATTATTGTGGAAAATGTAGCGAAGGCATTACCTCTTTGGACGAGTATTGTCGTTTCTGTTTTGGCTTTTTTCGTAACACTTCTCTTGGCTTTCATGCTGATTGATGGTGGGGTTAATACCCGTTTGGAGGACGAATGATAGGAAAGGCAAAAAGGGTTAGTATAGATTGTCTGACCGAGATAGTATACTTTCTATGACCCAGAAAGTATAGGAAGTGGGTCAGAGAAAGTATAGGAAGTGGGTCTGACAATCTATAGATACTCATATCGCCTTGATATAGGTTTTATGGTAGAGAAAAACTTGTCCTATGCTTGTGATAGTGATGTAGTATCTTTGTGGTGTTAACATAATAGTAATACTTAAACAATTCAAGGATATGGCACAGATTAAGTACACCGTCCGAGAAAACAAGAAAACAGGAACGCATAGTTTTTATGCTATGCCAGTGTTAAACGGGAACCTTTCCTTTGAAGAGCTTTGTCGCGAAGCCTGTCGGAAGACCAGCATTGAGCCTTCTATTATGCGAGCTGCTGTCAGCGAGTTTATGGAGACGGTTCAACTCAATGTCTTAAAGGGATTCAGATGTAGTATGGGCGAGAAGTTTATTACGCTTTATCCCAACCTGCATTGCTCTGTGAAAGACAAGGAAGGCAAGCCAGCCAAAGCCTCAATGGTTAATGCCAGCCAGGGCAGAAGCCGCATGGGTTGTACCGTGAGTATCTCTTTCAGCGACCGCTTTGAGCAGGAAGTTAGCTGGACAAAGGTTGACGCCTCGGGTGCTCCTGTAGTGGAAGGCGACATCGCTGAAAGCGAAAAGGACAAGAAGAAGAAGGAACATGGCGGTGGTTCTGATGAGAATGTTGGACCAGTAGCTGGTTAAACTGATTCGTGGATTGGCACTTTTTTCTTTCATAATTATATTTTGGTATTATCCATGTTTGGCGGAGTCTGATAACTGGTTTATCAGCTCCGCCGACTAAAAGAAAAAGATTCTCTAAGGCACTTCGCCTTGAATTGGCATAATAGGATTTATGATAAATAGGGGTAATCTTTAGGAGTTCCCCTATTCTTTAAAACAAATAGAATTAGAATTTAACTTAAAAACAAAGACAATGGCTAAGAATGAAAATCTTGATGGTAAGCAAAGTGGTATGCCATCAAACAAACTTGAGATGGTAAATCATCCTAAACATTACAATACTCACCCCAGCGGTGTGGAATGCCTCGACATTGTTCGGCATCATAACTTTAATGTTGGTAATGTAATTAAGTATTGCTGGCGTGCTGGATTAAAGCATGAAGAGGGCAAGGATGATTTAGTAAAGCAGATAGAAGACTTGCGCAAAGCGGAGTTTTATCTTCGTGATGAGATCATGCGATTGGATGCCTTCTTGAAAAAGGAATCTACACAGACTTCTGCTGCCGAGCCTAAGAAAGCGGAGGCGAAAGAGGATGTTCCTTTCTATGAGAAAAAGCCTACGTTATATCGATAACATAAGGAGGAATAACGTCATGGGTAATAAGAAAGCGGAAGAGATGGCGCGTAAGAGGGCTAAGGCTATAGTATCACCTGCCCTCTACAACTGGGATTTGGAGGATTTAACTCCTGAGCAAAACGCTGACACTTTGAATATGTTATTCCATTCGCAAGAGTGGATTGAGAAACTAAAAAGGCGCAAACACATCTATCAATCTATGGATAGAATGAAGGACGCTGGCTTTCACGCAGCCTTGAAACAAATCGAAGCTGCTGATAGATGGTTCGCTGACCGAATGCTCCAGGTATGTGTGTTGCGTTCTGTTCAAGTAACACATCGTGAGAAGAAAGAGATGTTGGAGTATTACAAAGAACTCCCAACGGACAAGGAAACCATACGAAAACGGGATGAGCTTTCCCGATTGGTGAATAGTACTGTTTTCTTAGCCGACCTGCTTGAAAGTTATGTTACGGACATCAATTCCAAAATTCACGATTTGTTTAAAGACAAATCCATGAATTGTGAACAGATGGATGGGGTCACAGCTGCCCTACGTCAGATGCACGATTTCTTTGGAGCTACACGCATGAAGATGCGTGTCGACGAGCAAGAACTCTTTGCAGAGTATGCCGAAAGCATAACGAACTATGTCGATAAACGTATGAAAACTTATGCCGAGAAAGCGGCAAAGATTAAGGCAAAGAACGCTAATAATAAAAAGTAAAATGCTATGAGTTGTGTCTATTTGAAAACCCCCTACACAACGGCTGCTTACTATCGCAATCGTGACGAGGATAAACCCTTGACCTGTTTTGAGCCTGTTCGCTTCTGCCGTTTCTCAGATGAAGCCTTCGTGTTAAACCATGGTATTAGTATTCTTCCTGTAGAAAGGCAAATAAAGATAGGCTGTTATTCGCAGCAATCTTGGCAGAATATGCTCCGTGGAATGTCGCCTTTTGGTGGCGAGGTGATATTACCTCGTGACAGAGAAGAATGGCTTACCCATCCTGAAATCTGTACACTGACGGGGCAACGTTATGACCCTTCTAGAGAAAAAACGGAATATCTTTGCATTGAGCTTCCCAAGGAGGTTGTCGTTGGAGATAAGCAACATAGGGTAAACCCTAGTTATTCTTTGGAACAAACCCCAGCCCGTGACCTTCGATATATCCTGCAATGCGAGTTCAGTAGGACGGTTTTAGGATGGTTCCAAGCCGATAGAGACTATTGTCATGCTGTAGGGATTCATCGTCGACATGTAGAGACAATGGAACGCTTTTTACTTAGATACGGCATCCCTGTTGGTGCTGATAACAAGGAACGTTCAACCCTATTGCGCATGACAAATCGGTGGTTGCGTGATGCTTATAAACTCGTTGAAGACGAGAGAGAGTATATCCACCCTGATATAAAACGTGTTGATGCGGAAGAAACTAGGAGGCGAAGACAGAGGCTCATAGACTAAAAGTAATGTTAAAAAGGTTATTATAAAATGTTAAATATTTCACATTTCGGCGTAATTTTCGTGTAAGTTTATTTTGGGCTAAAAAGCCTTATAAAACGGATTTTAAGAGGAAGAATAATATGGATAATAATGATAAGTGTCGGGAATCAATTCTTGATGATATTGTGAAGGTAGAGCTATATAAAACGGCTGATTGTACTATCCCTTTGCCTTTTGGTATAGCTTTGTCTTCTATTAATAATGTAACGTTGGGGCAACCTGTTATATCTTTTTCGGTGGGGGATATGGCTGATTGCGAGTTAGCTGATAGCCCAGTACTGAAGGTAACGAGTGATAGGCACTCCAGTGGATTAGTATATACTCATGATCTACAAATGACCCTTACAGATGGGGAAGATACGGCAAGAAGTGCCTTAAACACGTTGGTTGGCGTTGATTTTATAGCCGTTTATACACTCGCTGATGGGTCAAGACGAATGACCTACTCCTGCCCCAGTGCCTCGTCTTATGACGTAGAGGATACAAGTAGTTCGGCATCCACCTTATTAATTAAGGTAAAGATGTCATCAATGAGTAATAGGATAAAGATGTTATAAACATTTTCTTAGAGTTTTCTTCACTTATATATTGAAATGGATTTAAGTTTAGTTGAGGTAAAAAAGATTTGTTTTAAAGGTTAATGTTTCACAATTAAAGTCGATTTCTTAGTAGTGCTGCCCGTGAGGGTCGCACTATATTTTTGCCCAAAAGTAGCCATTCTTAGCCTAAATGCGTCCTTATCTGTTTTGAACTCGCTCTTAATTTTGCGTTGTATTTCAATAGAAATTTATTTTCCTTGGTAAGAGGATTGTTTCAGGATAACAACTTAATAACAAAAACTTATGAGCGGATTACGCACTAACGGACTTTTAGAAATTCTTACAACAAAGAAGTGGATGGTATCTCCTGACTTTGTTCATGGGGTTCGTGACGCTATTGAGAATAATCTTAATGGTCATGTTGCTTTGGAGACAAAGGGTAAACCTTTGGAGGCTTTCTATTCTTTGTCAGGGGATGTTTTTAAGGAGTATGCTATAGACAATGAGGGGAGTGCTTATAGGGATGGTATAGTTCCTAAAGTTCCTTTCGTGAATGTTTTGAATGTTCTTGGTCCGATAACTCGTAATGGCGGGGCTTGTTCCTATGGTAGTGTTGACCTTAGAGACCTTATGATGAGGGCAGCAAGTTCACCGAATTGCTTGGGACACATCTTCTATATAGATACTCCAGGAGGTTCCGCTTGGGCTAAGAATGATTTTCAACAAGCTATCGACTTTGCCCACGAAAGAAAGCAGCCTGTACTGGCTTTCATTGATGGTATGTGTGCTTCTGCAGGTATGTATCTAGCTTCTTTCTGCGATGAGAGATATTACATGCACCCTAAGGATAATATAGGTTGTATAGGTGTTATGGCAGCGTTTTATACCCAAAAGGATGGCTCTAAGAATAAATACACCAGCGAAACTTACCACGAAATCTATGATCCTGAGTCTTTTGATAAGAACAAGTGGGTGCGTGACATCGCTAATGATAATAACGACGCGTTGCTGATAAAGGAATTAGCCGACCTTGGTGTTGAGTTTAGAAACGATGTAAAAGCTGCTTGTCCAAAGGCTACAGACGAACATTTACATGGTAAGATGTTCGATGCAAAGGACGTAGAGGGTATTCTTGTTGACGGACAAAGCACGCTGGGTGGCTGTATAGAACGTATTAAAACCCTTGCTGAAGAGAAGGGAAACTCGGCATCAGAAAGAGTTGAGAATAGTAAAACTAAAAACAAATATACAATGAATAAAAAGTATCAAACCATTGCAGACGCTTGTGGTGTTACTGAGTTGGTTGTTACAGAAGAAGGAACTCACTTCGACTTGAGCCTTTGTGACAAACTCGTAGAAACGCTAACACAGGCGCAAACAACACGTGTTGAACTTGACGCTGCTAATGCTCTCGTCGGAAAGATGAAGTTGAATGCGGAAGAGCTTAAACTGGCTACCGAAAAGGCTGTTTCTGAAGCTGTAGCTAAGGCTAACGAAGAGCATAACAAGCAAGTTGAGGAATTGAAGTCCGCTAACGAGACCGCCCTTGCAGAACAGAAGAGCACTTCAGACGCAGCATTAGCTGAAGTACAGAAAGAGCTTGAGAGCGTTAAAACTCAACTGGCAGAAGCCCAGCAGACTATTGCTGACCGTGACGAACAGATTAAGGCTCTTGTTAGCACTCCTTCTGAAAAGAAAAACGAAGGTGCTGCACCAGCAAACAACGGATCTGGTACTCATGACGCACAACTTGTTGTAGGCGCACCGAAGTATGATCACTCTAAGAGTCCAGCAGAAAATGCAAAAGCCTTAGAGGAGTACAAGGCAAGACTAAACGCTATTGCTGCTTCAAAGACAGAAAGATAATAGCATAAGAGACTCGATAATAATAAAAAGTATAACAAATAAACCCATTATTCAGTATGGCAAAACCAGAATTTATCGGTAAAAACAATCTGACTCACATTGCTGATCAGTTTGCACCACAAATCGTCATGGGTGCAAGTTATTTCCGTCCAGAGGAAATGACTCGCCTCGGTATCAACGTTATCAGTGGTGTTCAGTTTAAGAACGCTAAGACCATCATGGCTCGTAAGGGTGGTACAACACGCCGTAAGGTTGTTGGTACTCCTGTAGAGAACAAGATTGGCTTCTTGAAAGAGCGCGTACTAGTTGCTAAGTTGACATGGAATAGATTCCGTGACAATCGTGACAACTATGTGGAGACTCCTTACCCAGTAGAAGGCTCATCTGACTTCTCCTATCCTCTTTCTGAGGCAGCTTTCTTGGCTATCACCGCTACCTATGGTGAGGATCTTTTCTTGAACTTGTTCCATGGTAATCTTCAGAACGATGAGAATGGTCCTAAGGGTGCATTATCTTTGATGGATGGTTATCACACACTTGTTGCTCATGACATCGAGGATGGTATCATTAGCGAGGCTATGGGTAACCTCCGCCCTTGTGACGCTATCAGTGCTCCTGTTGATGACAAAGACATTGCTGCTTGGTTAGCTGTTGAGAAGTGGATTCAGAAGTGGAACCCATCTCTCAAGAGTCAGAAAGAGGTGCTTATCTATTGTGATACCACCCGTGCTTCTTACATTGAGACTGCTTATGCAAATAAGTGGCATGGTAACAAGGGCGTAACTTATGTTGATGGCACTATTAACTTTAAAGTTACAGAACACCCTAACATTACCTTTGTTCCTTCAGATGTCTATGGCGAGGGTGAACGTTTGATGGCTACAATCAAGGGCAACCTTGAGTATGGTGTCAATACGACCGATAGCCGAACAAAGATTTCTGTCCGTGAAGGAAGTGATGATGATGCGGAAGACATCATCTTCCAGGTTCAGTCTATTCAAGGTTGTCGCATCTTGAATCCTTTGTCCTCTGCTTTCGTCGTAAGTACAGCTGCTATCAAGGATAAATTGGTTTCTGGTGACTATCAGAATGCGACCCTCGTTGTTACATCAAATGATGAGAAGTTAGGAACAGTACAGGTTGATGGCGCAAAGAACGACCCAACGAAGGAGTACGCTCCTAATACTTCTGTCACCTTGAAGGCTGTAAAGACTGGAACAAATAAGTTTGTTCGTTGGAGTAACGGCAAGACAGCGGAGGAGATTACTATTGTCACCGATGGTTATCCAATGTCATTAATGGCAATCTTCTCAAAATAGAGTTCTACATTTAGCGGGGAGGAATCTTCTCCTCCCTGCTAATTCTTTTCATTAAACTACAAAATATAAACAGATATGGCAGAAGTAAAATGCCCAACTTTGGGTAATATTCTCGATACAGAGAGTTGCGTAGAGAATCTCGCTGGTATGGGCTCTGTAGTCTATGTCGGTGTAAAGAGTGAGTTGAAGAGACCACTTACAGCTGAAGACAATGTTTACAACACACCAGAGTTTGAGAGTGGTAAGGGACTTTATCGTTTCGATTGTAAGGACGAAAGTCAGAAGATTGAAGGCTCTTCGCTGAAGAATAACAAGGGTTTTTCGTTGAAAGGCACATTTGTTATTGACCTTGTGAATGAGCTTGTTTCTAAGTATGGTCGTTCGCTGAATAACCTCAAGATTTTCCTTATCTTCCCAGAAAATGGAAAGTCTCAGATTATGTATGACCCTATCAGGAACATCAAGTTCGAAGATGGTGGTATCAAGACTACGACAGGTGCCCAAGCCTCTGACGAGCGCAATACTACTTGTGAGGCTGTTCTAAAGCCAGTATTCTATCCTAACCTTTATGTAAAGGAACCTACCGCAGGTTGGGACTCTCTCCTTGCATCAAAGGCTTCTGTTGGTGCTTCTCCTGCTTCAGGCTTACACTCATAAGACACGCTTTTTAGTCATAATTATGTAATAAAAGTTAGCCTATTTATAAGGTTTTTCCTTATAGATAGGCTTTTTCCTGTCCTACACGTTTCAAAAAGAAGGCGTAACTTTGTTATTAGAAAAACAAGCGTCTATGATAGAAAATAAACTTTTCTCTTCAATGTCTGAAAAGGAACAACGGGCATGGTTAAAAGAGTTTCAACTATGGACGGGGCGAACCTTACCTCGTTTAGAGAATCCTTCTTGCTCTTGGGTAAAGAAAGATAGAGAGGCTATGGAACGTGGACTTTGGCTTATTTCTTCTTTTTTGTTCTGTCGTTCTTTTGTTTATGATGCCTCCTCCTTTGGGGAATATGACCGCCAAATAAAGCCTATGCGCCGTTATGTAGATAAGGTGCAAGAGGAATTGAAGAAGTATATTTCTATCCAGACAATAGACCTTACTGACCCCTCTTTACTCAAACCACATGTTGGTCGCCCAACTAAAGCTGAAGTAGCTGCACGTAAGTTAAAAGCGGAGCAAGAACGAAAAGAAAGAGAAAAGATTCAACCGCAGTTATTTTCTGAGGATAATAGCTTTTTGGAAAGTCCCCGTTTGGAAGTTGTTATTCCTCCTAGAATGCCTAACGCCGGAACAAGGTTACATCTTGACCAGCTAAAGTGGCTATTATATCCTGCTTTACAGGATGCTGTAGATAGCATTCGTGATTTGCGCTCTCTTGCTGCAAGTAATGCGGAACAAGCAAAAGCCTTAGCTTTGGCTGGAGGTAGTCCAAAAGATATTAGTCAATATGCTAAAGCAGCCGCACATTATACGGAAGAGTATGGTAAAATCTACGATAAAGTGGATAATGAGTTAGCAAAGGTATATGTACGACTTGGTGATGATACACGCTATCAGAAACAAATGAAGAAACAGCGAGTAGACATCAAAGGGCTTCGTCATCTTCTTCGCTTTTATTACAATAAGATGCCTGATGGCTTCCGAGAGCAAGTAAACAAAGAGATAGAATATAACGACCCGAAGCAGGCTAAACAAAGGGCTAAGGAAGAAGATAAGCGTAAAGCAGCTTTAAAGTTGATGAAGTATATTGTGCGCACGGACAAGCCTAATACCCCTGTCAGAATCCGTGGGCTTGAGAAACGTCTTAAAGAGTTAACTAAGTTGATAGGGAAAGAAAAGGCAAAAAGATACCAACCCTATATTGATTATGCTAAGAGCCATCCTGGCGAGATTCCAGGGGAAGCCCTTAAAGTTTTTAAAAAGAAAGGATAATATATGAGTAGACCATCTTCTAAATATTTAGAAAAGGTAGAACGCTGGATGTTAGGCGGACTTACCATTGATAGAATGAATATGACTTTGGAACAGAAATTCCGAGCAAGGATGGCTTACGAGGCTTATCAAGTTTGGCAACAGGATAAGCAAATCCGTCCTGCTGATGTTATGCGCCGTTTAGCAGCAAGGGAATATTCTATTCTTTTTGACACATCTGAGAATGCTATAGACGATAATAAAAGAGAAGTAGCAAGGTCATACGTTGAAGCACTTAGAATTAAACCTGGCACTCCTCGTACCATTACTGAAATCAGTAATGATGTGGCAGTGTTTAATTGGATTGTTGGTCGTTTTGATACCCCCGTCGATAATATTGAACGAGCAAAGGTTGTTGATGCCTCTGATTGGTTAGTTCGTGAAGGAATGAAACGTGGTGATGCGAGAAGTGTAAAATCTGGTGCAGACTTAAAGATGCGCCTTCATAATGACTTCAAAGAGGAAGAGAATGCTTCCGAACAGATGCCCACAACAGATATTAATATTACTGGTGATGTTTCTGTTATTAAGAGTGATCAAGTCAATTATACAGACGAGGAAAAGAGAAGGTTGGCAAAACGCTTTGGTTTAACTTCTAAAGAATTTACAGACCTTGTTGAATCAGAAGATGGGACTTGGCAATTAGCGGATGAGGGTTCTAAGGAAGAGCCTGAGAAAGATTTTTATGAGGAATTAGATCCAACGCAGTAGAGTAATGAATCGTAGAGACGTTTATATGAATAAAAAGCAGCAGCAGATTTATTATGCTGGTGCAAAGGATGTAAGAGTATTGGGCGCACGTCGTTTTGGAAAGACAGACGGCGTTATTGGTCCACGTATCTATACCATTAGTATGTCTATGCCACGTGGTACTAATCTTTGGTTAGGTAATAGCCGAAAGCAACTCTATACTCGTACTGTCCCTGGTACTATAGCTGCTTTGGAACGTTTCTATGGTTTAAAGGAAGGTACACACTTTGGCTGGGGGCGACCTCCTAAGTGGGTTCCCTCCCCTATTCTAAAGCCTAAGACTTATGATAATGGTATTTGGTTTGCCAATGGTTCTTACTGGCAATTAATCTCTTTAGCAGTTAGTGGTAGTGCGAACTCTATTACGGCAAACTCAATCGTTGCTGATGAGTGCAAATTCATGTCTAAGTCGAAGATTGATGGAGAGGTTATGCCTGCTTTATCAGGTATAACACATCCTTTGAGTGACCCCGCTTTCTCTGAACAGAACCCTCTTTATAAATCAACTCTTTTTGCCTCTGATGCTTCCTTAACAGCAAAGGGGAATTGGTTGGAGAAAGAAGAGAATAAGTTAGACTTAAAGATTGAAATGGGTAACTTTGCGGGTAAGACTTATCGTGAGATTCAAGATGAGTTAACAAGGTATGCTGACAGGATTATCTATTTCAACGAACTTCTGCGTCGGGCTAAGATGACAAAGCATGAGGTTATTGTTTTGCGGGAGGAAGAGAAAGCTCGCATCCTTGCTTTAGCTGATGCTATCAAAGCTCGTGAGGGGGCTTTCCATATCATTGCCCCTAATAATGCAAAGAACGTAAGTAAAAACGCTCTGCAACAACTAGTAGCTTATAATGTTATCTCTGCTTCAGATGCTGAATTAGTCTATAACTATGAGTTTATCCTTACCCCCGAAGAGCATTTCGAGTTAGGAATGTTACGCAATTCTAAGAAGTATGCAAAGCATATAAATGACTTACGTTGCAATGCTTTTACTTTCTATCGTGCGTCCACCCTTGATAATATTGATTTGATAGGTCAGAACTACATTGCCAAGATGAAGCGTGACCTCCCGCCGATTGTCTTTTCAATCAGTATACTCGGTATGAAGCAAACGAAGAGTAATGATGGTTTTTACTCTAATCTTGATATTGATAATGTTCACGGATATATAGACGAAGATTGTCCTGCGATTGATGATTCTTTCAGATTGAAGACAGCCAGTACCATAAGTGGTGGACAGCAAATTGATACGGACTATGAAACGCCTGATTTTGGTGCTTTACAGGATTTGAAAGATTGTACACGTGATGGAGATGTTGTTGATAGTTTGCCCCTTTACATAGCTTGTGATTATAATGCTAACATCAACTGGATGGTTACAGGGCAGCTTTATCCGCGTGATGGCGTGGAAGCCTTAAATGTAATCTCCTCCATGTATGTGAAGAATGAACGTAAACTTCGAGAGCTATGTCAAGACTGGTGTCGCTATTATGCGCCCCACAGAGCAAAGAACAATAACGTAACTTTCTTCTATGATAGTACGGCAAAATTCCGTGTTTACGCCGTCCAGTCAGAGGATTTTAAGGACATTGTCATATCCGAATTGACACGTTTCGGTTGGGCTGTCAATGCTATTGATATGGGACGCCCGATGGAACATGAGCAAAAGTATAAGGATATAAACGAAAGTCTTGCTGGCGCAACTTATCCTGCCATCCGTATTAATCGTGAAAATAACGAGGCTCTCATCGTAGCCCTTGAGACAGCCGAGGTTTCTATTGGCTACAAAGGATTTAGAAAAGATAAGTCGGGTGAGAAACTTTCGGAGGAAGCTGACGATGCTGTTCGATTAGAGTACAGAACAGATGGTACTGATGCTTTCGACTCTTTGTTTCTTGGTTGTAAATACTTCCTTTATCACATGGGCGGAATGTGTTTCCCTGGAGGTTCCCGTTAGTGGTTTCCTAACATTATATATATGTGTTATAGGAAGGCATAAAAAACCTTTTAAAAAAACGTATATAGGTTTTTAAGAAAATGTACCTACGTTTTTGATAAAATGTACCTACATTTTTGCGAAAACGTATATAGGTTTCTTGAGAGACGTATATAGGCTCTTTAGAAAAAGTATATAGTTTTCTTGAGAAAAGTATATAGTTTTCTTCGCGAAAGTATATAGTTTTTTTTCGAGGACTATTTTAGCCTTTCCTGAAAGCGTATTGTCCTAACCATATTCTGGAGTATTTTTATCTTTGTTGTGTCAATTAAGAATCTATCGTATGCCGAGACAACAACCAAAACTCTCCTTCCAGCAGCTAAGGAATTATACAGAGAAATTCTCTTGGGAAGACCAAACAACGGGCTTGCGCACTACGGGATATAATCCTCCCGCTGATGCAAAGTTGATAGAACGAGTACCTTTCTTCATTCGATTTGTTACTCAAAGTGGAATCTTAGAAGAGGGGAATGTCGTTTGTTTGAAAGTTGATTTGAAGCGGCACCAACGTATGATTCAGTTCGTTAATAGTGGCGAGATTCGTATAGCTTGTGATTATCTTATTATCGAGGTTGATGGCGTTAGATTTTTTACTCACTAAGGATATATATGGGAACTAAGAAAGGTAAAGGAAATGTGAGTCAGGTAGTTGGTACTAATGGACTCAAAAAGAAACAAGCCGAGCTGGAAAGCAAGGGTTATTCTGTTTTATATCCAGGACATTATGTTACTGGAAACGAAAAACGGGAGACTACATGGAATGATTTTATCCATGCACAACTCCAGACGGCTTCATCGGCTTTCGATGGCGGTAACGGAGGGAAGCAAAGAGTTGCTACGGCTTTTTCGAGTAGCGGTCAAGAACATAAAGGCGGTGTAGACAACATCGGTACGAAAGGCTTAGGCTGGATGGACTGGGGAGCTGGGAATAATATCCCGAATGTGGTTTCCCTTCTTTCAAGTATTCTGTCTTATACGGCTGCTGGTTGGAAGTTTAACAACGACCTTTGTATCGGTAGAGGTCCAGAACCAATGTATCATTATACGCAGTATGTTGGTGGAAATATAACTGAAAAAGATATACCTTACCTGTCAGCCGACAAGTTGATTCGTGGGCTTATCATAGACAAACAGCGTGAGCTGCGTAACATATCATCCTCTAACGACCTTTCTTTCTCTGAAAATTCAGATTTTAATTCAGACGATGATGAGGACATCAAGAGTACGTTGAAAGAGGAAATATCCGAATTGCAAAAGGATTTAGAACAATGGAAGACAACGTCCGAAGATTTGAGAGAGTTCTTAAACAATAATAACCTCAAGCATGTTTACTTATCTCTTAGTGGAGATATGCAAATGCTTTGGATGTGCTTCCCTGAAATCCTCTTGAATCAGCAAGCGGTTGATGATAAAGGGAACCCGGTTGATTCTAAAACGTGGAAACCTAAGGCGGTCGGGCTTTCTTATCGTCCAGCACATTCTTGCCGATTGGAACGAATGGATAAGGATAATCGCATCAACTATGTTTATGTAAGTAATAGTTGGATGGATCAGCCTTTTGTTACGTCAAACGGAACAGACGTTTCTTTCGCAGCTTATCCAGCTTTAAGTCCTACTACTCCAGTAGCCGACCTTCAAAAAGCTGTTAGGGTGGCTCGTCAATCGAATGTATCGAAAGAGGAACGCCCCACCCGATTCATCTTCCCTTCTTACTATCCAACTGTTGGACGTCCTTATTATCCTGTACCTTCTTGGCATTCTATTTTTAGTGGAGATATTTATGAGTATCTCTCTACAATTATATCCGACCGATACAATCGCAAGAAGAATAGCAATATTATAGGACGCATTATTTACATTCATAATGCTTTCTTACAACAGCTCTTTATACAAGAGAAAGTCGGATCAAACACTGCAAAACAAGATGAAATACGTGACAAACTTTACAAAGATATTAATACTTGGTTAGGGAATAGAGATAATAGTGGGCAATCTCTTGTTGCTTTTACTTTCATTGGAAATGATGGTAAAGAACATAAGTCGTTTGAAATTGTAGAAGTAGAAAGTAGTAGTAAAGATTCTGTAGCTGCTAATGAAAAGGAAACAGCCGAAGTGAGCAGTATCATCTTTATGTCTATGGGACTTGATTCTCAATTACTCGGTTCGTCCCCTTTAAGCCTGTTAGGAAAAGGCGGAGGAACTGATTTGCGAGAGCGTTATCTATTGAAACAGATACAGATGTCGCCTACCCAACAAATCCTCTTACAAGCGTTGGAGGTTGTCTCCCGTTTCAATGAATGGGATGAGCATTTACGTTGGCAAATAGGTCGAGAGGTTATGACAACACTCGATAGAAGTAAGACGGGTATAATTAAACAAGAGGAGGAATAAAGTATGTTAGTAACAACACTTGAGGAATTAAGATTGTATTCTCCCGCTAACGCTCTGGATAACATTCAGACTATTAGTGGCTATTTGGATAGTAGCGAGCATGATTTCTTAGAGGACAAGTTAGGAACGCCTCTCTATGAATCTTTGCTAGAATATTATCGTAATCTTGCGACTAGTAATGGTATCAGTACGTTTATTGATGATATTCTGTCAAATAACCCCTTATCTCCTTATCAACAATTACTTTCGTTAGCACAACGATGTATCACTTTCGATGCGCTCGGTCGCTCCATCGACATGCAAGCTATAAGCGTAAATGGGTCGGGGGTTAATGTTTCTACAGCTGACAATTATGGTAAAGCTGATGACAAAACCATCCAAGCCTATAAAGCAACTTGTTATCGTGAGTCTCATGCTGCCGTAAATCGTTTGCTAACGACATTAGAAGGTTGGGTAAAGGTTGAGAAGCCAAAAGAGAATGCTAAAGAAAATAGCGATACCGAAAAAGCAAAGATAGCAGAGCTATGGCAGAAAAGCCGTTACTATTATCTTGCTGCTAGCTTGATCATCCCTTCAGCCGAAGTACTTCAGGAATATCTCAATATTTATGATAATAGAGAGAAATTCATAACAATGCTTCCTGATTTGCGCTATATACAAGAGGATATAGTCGCACCTGTTATTGGAGAGGATTTGTTGGATAAGCTAATTGATACAGCAACAAAGGGTACACAAGAGAAACTTCTTCTCCGTATTATCCATTATCTTCGTAAAGCTACAGCACGTCATCTAGAGTCTCGCACAATGGCAATAAAGATTGGTGACCCACGTAAGGAACAAGCACATAATGAAGCTGTTGCCCTTTTGTCTTCTTGTGCGGAATATATAAAGGTACATCAGCAGGACTTCCTTGAAGATTGGACGAAAGTGCTGAAACTATCCCCCCTTTATATACCTATTGCTACAGAATCTCCTAATAAAACCACTTTCGAGAATAACCAAGATGGGAACGTCATATTTGTTACACCTTCATTAAACTAGCTTATGTTTGAAACTGCACCTAGAATCAATCTACATCTTCCTCACTCGTGGAACCATTGTACGCTTGAGGAACTCCGCACCATAGCAAGAGTGTTTAGAACGGGGGTTAGCAATTCAACCCGTTATAAGCCATTCTCCATGCACTCGGCAAAGATAGCTTTGTTCTTTGCTTTTGCAGGCTTAGAAGTTCTGTCTCCTATTAATCCTCGTGTTCCTGTTGAATCCCAGTATTACGAGGTTCGCTTTCGTTGTTCTAAGTGGAAGCGTTTCTGGCTGAACTTGTTTGATAGGTTGACAGCACAAAATGGAGATAAGTTTAACTTATATCTATGGCAAATCTCTTATTGGATTGACCCCCAGAAAGATTTTGTAACGGGGAAGGAAAAGGTTGGTATGCTTGATTGGTTGGATAGAGAGAAGTCTATCGGCTTATTAGTTTTCCCTTTCGATTCTATTAAGCGTCGCAAAGGCTTCTGTTTGCTTCGTAAGGAGTTCCACGGACCAGCAACTTTAATGCAAGACTTCTCTTGGTCTCGTTATCGTATAGCGCAAGATTATATGGCACTTTATGTGGAGCAGAACAATACATTACTCCAAATGTCGCAGCAGGGAGATAAAGTCTCTCAACGTGATTTGATGAAACAAGCAAAGATTGTAGACCTTACTCGTGCGATGTTCTTAGCTTGTATCTTTAACGGAAAAGTTCGTGTTGTGGAAGAGCAAAGTCAGAAGGTTCGCAAAGAGTGGGCTTATCAGTCTAATCAGTTTTCTGATAATGCTCCTTACTTCCGTAACTTTGATGAGATTGATTGGCAGCTAATCCTATTCTGGTGGCAAGGTATGATGCACTACTTGCAGCGTCATTACCCCCGTTGTTTCAAAACGCAAAAGACAGAAGGCAAGATTGCGAACCCACTTGAATTATATACTCGAACAACCGCTACTATGGAGAAGTATTTAGGGCTGGATGAAGATAAGGTGAACCGACAATCATTCCAGATAGTACTTCAACACATGGAGGATATGGCTAGGGAGAGTGAGGAGATGGATAAGATAAAGTAAATAGATATGGCAACAGATTACGATAAGTTTAAACGAATGTCCTTTGAAGTTCTTGCTCATAGTGGTAATTGTGCTGAGAGCCGTGCAGACTTCCAAGCAGCTTCGTCCGTACCAGAAATGGTACAGGCGTGGAAGAAGTATTGGAATGGTTTGCTAACGGAAGTCCCCTACCCCGCCGTTGCTGCTATCTCTAGTGTTTATCACGAGTATAAGGATGAGATGAATAAGGCTGGATTGTATTTAAACGAGGGACGGGATGATGGTATGATACTCGTTTCAAATTGCAAAGAAGAGCTACATTTTGGCGGAAGGGCTAATGTGTATGTCATAGGAATGGCGACTATCCACGCAACTGATCACGCTTCTGTCTATTGTCGTGAACGTTTATCAAAGATATATCTGCACGATTATGCTACGGCAAATATCATAGCAGGACATTTGGAGTTACACGACCGCTCCTTTGCGGTAGCTTGTTGCCACACTACTTGCTTTGATGCTTCCGAAGTACATCAGATGGGAGGTAAGCTCTTTGATTATGGGCATAGAATTATCGAAGCGCACAATGATGCTCTTATCTATTCCGACAATAAGAAGAATATCTCCTTGTATGAAAAGGCTTCTATCTTACCCCTTAACCCAAACAAAGATAAGTAATGAAAAGTCATATAGCTATAAAAGCAAAAGGGAAAGAGATAGTCCTTCCGGAGGACTTCTCTATCGATATAGATGATCAGAACCCTCTCTTCAATGAAACGGAAATGTTTTCTTATCCCGTTCCTATCCCTATGGAGGGTAATCGTTTCTTGGTACAGAATATGGACAGCCCTATTAGTGACCTCCGTCCTGTTTCTCTGGAGCATACCCCCATGCAGATTATTGTTGACGGCTTACCTTTCCGTTCAGGTGGTGCAAAGTTAGCAGAGGACGAGGAACTTGACGGCAATCTATCTATGAATGTAGATTCCGCAACGCAGAGCTTCACGGATCTTATAGGCGATTTGTCTTGTCGGGACATCCCTGTAAAGGATAAGATTTTGATAGGCGAGAAGATTGGTAATATTAAAGCTACTTGCGACTATAAGTTCCACGCAACTATCACTTACAGGAAGCGTAAGAAGTCTAAACGTTCCCTCTCTTCCCCAAAGAACGACACCGCATCGGCTACCTTTGAGCCACAAGCTCTAGGCTTTTCTTATCCTGGCACATGTGAAGTTAAGGCTGGTAGTACTATCCAAGAGGCGGTTGTGAAAACGACACACGACTACCCCAATGATAAGCGTGTGAATATCCCAAAGGTAACTAAATCGTTTATTAATGTATCTGAGCCTTATCCTAACAAGCCGTATTGTAATGCCCGTGTGTGCTATAAACATTTAGGGTTAGAAGAAGGTAAAACTAGCTCTGATACCATTAATCCGAAGGATGCTACAAATACGTATGAAGACTTTTACCCTTATTGGGTGCTTGATGCGGATAGACCGCAATCGGGCGTTTGTTTCTATGTGCTTTACTTCTTAGATTGCCTCTTTGCCCACTTAGGCGTCGAGTTTGATAATTCCGCCTTACGTGAGATAGGCGACCTAAATCGCCTGTGTTTCTTTACTACACATTGCAAGTACGATACTGCCCCAATACATGGCGTTGGTGATAAGCAATATATATGGAAATACAGCATCCTAAAAGATAAGAAAGGTAATACGCTTGAAACAACGCAGAAGGTATGCCTTGGTGCTTATCTTTCTAAGCAGTTAGAAGTAACTGGCATAACGGAATATTACCTGTTTTCAAACTCTCAAACAGAGATGCCCCTTGCCCCTGTAAGTGGTACTGAGTTACGTGGATGGACATCCTCTCCTCAAGGTGCTAGCGTAGATAATCGTTATCTATGGTCAGTGCAACTTATATCATTCTCTGATGGAACATCAGCAGTAACTATTCCTTATTGGTTGAGCATAGAGAAAGATACACCTATTACCTCGGTTGACCATTATTATGTGGCTTCCGACAATACAACCCTTGTTCCTACACAAGGATGGTCTACGAGTATCCCTGCTTTCGAAGCGGCAACACCTTTCTTCCAGAATATGGATGATATGAATAAATGGTTAGAAAGTAGGGGCTGCGGTGGTAAATTTACCTTTGAGGAAGAAAGCACAAAGGAGGTACAGAGTTTCGATTATCAAGAGCAGTTCCTTGGCGGTTTTACGATAGCTAAGACGGTTGTTGTAGGGCAGGATAACATAGAATCGGTGAAGATTTCTGCAAAGGTATCAAGCAAGACAATAACGGGTAATGTTCTCGGTATGTATGCTAATAGCCAGAACTTCCCTGATGAGAGTGTGAGTACGATTATCAAGTCATTGGAGAATAGCTTTGGTATCAAGTTCTATTACGACTACGAGCGTAAGAAGGTGACGGCTTACATGCTTCGGAAGATTTTCCGTTCCCAGCAAACCCCTATAGATTTTGCGGGTAAAGTCTATAAGATGCACAAGGTAAACGAGAAGATAACGGGCTTCCGTATGTGTTATTCTAAGGAGAGCGACACCAAAGAACAGCGACAAAACATCACAAAGGGTAAGAAAGATTATAACACGGACTATGATTATATTGAATATCCACGCCAACGTACCATTACTGATAAGGTATATAAGCAGATATACAAGAACCTTAGTTCCGCTGACTTAAACGTATATGTTGACAAAACTACGGGTAATGCCTTCCGTGTGAAAGTCGACTCAGAGGCTTCGGACGCTAACTCGTTGCGCCCCGTTCTCTTCGAGGTGGGAACGTACAAAGGCATAAGTCTTGGCGATTGTTCTAAACAGAATGAGGATTACGTAAAGGAGTTTGCTAGCAACTTCGAACCTATGGTCTTTAATGACGTAAACTATCGGAACGAACTGGCTCTTGCTGGCGGACTTTCCATTACTGGTACGGATTCGGAAACGGGGAAGACGTATTCCGTTACGAACGTGAATAAGAATCGCGTCTCCCCTATCTTAGCTGCTTTCATCAACGAAGATATGGAACATGAGTTTGTGTTACAGAAGATACGCAATCTCTTAGGCTCGTCATGGGCTGATTTCTATCTAACAGAGGAACTGCGCTTACGTGAGAGTTACGACCCCAGCAAGACGGAAGACGGCAACTCCCCTCTCCAAAGTAAGGATTGGGGACTGGCTATAGCTATTATGCGTGGTGGCGGTGTAAATGCGGACGTACAACGTTACGACTATGACTTTGATGGCTTTGGTAACAGCAAATGGCGCATGGTTGCAGGCGAGTATGCTCTTACGTCCGACTCTATCGATATGATGGGTAATGAGTACGATTATAACGGCACGCAGGAAGGCGTGGGCAATGAGGAACGTTTCTCACTCAAGATATGTGCGTACAAACAACCCGAGTGGGCTCCAGCTCCATTATGTGATCCTGATATTAGGAATAAGGCTGGTAAGGTAGAGAAGAAGATACTTACCCGTGGGCTGTATGATACGTTCATGTCAGAGTACGCTCACTTCTTGCTTCATCGTAAGAAGTATATTATCCATTGTACAGCCACCGCTGCACAAATAGCCGACATACCCAATCATTGGCGGGAACGCTATCGTATCAATGGTGTTGTGGGGTATATAAACAAGGTATCGTATAACATCTCCGTTAAGGAGGGCATAAAGGATATAGAGATTGAATTTTACGCTTTATAAGATATGGAACAGAAGAATAACACACTCTTTGCGGATGTAGTCAACTGCTTACAATCCGTGTTGCGTCGATACGCAGATGATGATGTAACGATAGAAATGCATACGGACTTACGGCGTGACCTCGCCTTAGATAGTCTTGATTACTTCGATCTTATCGGTTTCGTTGAAACACGCTTTGAGGTTCATATTTCGGGTGAATCACTAAGGGGTATCACTCGTTTCGACGAGGTGTGTGCCGTACTCACGCAAGTTATAGAACAGCAACGGAATCATTTAAACAAAGGATAAACAGCATGGCAACATCATTAGTACTTAAATCGGGGTCACCGCTTATCGGTTCGCCTATCACGTATTCGGTTATCGCTGGTTCCTACACGGGCGTTATCTCCTTCCATAAGGTGTACATCGAGATAAAGGCTGCTATCAATGGCGATGACCATTGGACAACAACGACTGTCTCGCAATCTGTTGCCGAGGGGGAACAGGTGGAACTCGACATTTCTTCTGCGCTTCGTGCTGCTGCCGACCGCTATGAGTATGATGCCCATCCCCCACAGGCTTATCCCTTTGTGGCGTATTCGCTTGCTGCATACGACCAGTACATGCAGGATGGCGAGATACATACTTCGGCTAGGACGGAGAATCCAGGGGGGCGAGCTCTCATGGGTGCTTACTCTGACTTAGAACGCTTACTGAGTAATGGGAATAAGTTAGCGCAACACTTCACACGCAAACCCAAGACGGGAATGGAGGTGGTTGCTGTTGGTGAGTCCTTTGTCTATCCTCAATCATTTGATAAGCCTGTTAGCCTTGGGAACGTAACGACGGGTCCAACCTCTGTTGAGATTGAGATAACGCAGGAGGGGGCACAGACGATTAACGGTAGACAGGTCTTCGCTCATCGTTCCGCCCCACTAGACCGCTATGAGATACGTTTCATTAACGGCTTAGGATGTATGGAAAGTGTTTCGTTACGCTCGTTACGCACGACGGAGGTTAATATAGAAAAGAACACTTACGTCCGCTCATTGCAAGAGACCTTTGGCGCATTCTCACGTAACCTTGTCACGAAAGAGAATGACCACGAAACATGGAGCCTATCCACTGGACCCATAAATAAAGAGTGGCAGTCATGGTATCTGCATGAGTTCTTAATGAGTACCACTGCTTGGATTAAAGTGGAGGGTCATTGGTTGCGCTGTCATATCATGCCGAACGAAACCATCTCGGGTTTAAACCGCACGGATAACGCCATACTGGAAGTTGTCTTTGAGGTGCAGTTCGATATGAATGGCTCGTTATCGTCAGCTTTACTCGTATAATAATTAATTTTGTGAGATATGATAATCGTTAAGGACTGCTAGTGTGGGGGCTTTCTCCCGCTAGCGGTCTTTTTCTTTGTCCTATGTGTTTTTCGCCTTTTTCTTATCTTTGTCCTATAACATAAATGATGTTTTGAACGATGACAATAAACTCGTCTAGCAACTATTGGATAAGCCCAACGGCTCTCACCATAACGCTGAATGCGAATGGTGACAAGGACTATATACAAGCGAATGTCGCTGGTGGCGCAATGATCATGTGCTATATGCCAGGTATCGACGGGTTAGGATTTGATAATGGTCATAACTATCAGCGGTGGCAGTTGGTGGCTAACCCCACTTACTTCAATTCCGAGACTGAGAAGTTTGTTTACGTGGCTATTCCCCGAACCCGTAAGGCGGATAACGATGTGGCATTGGTTGTGTTCCCTTCTGAGAAGATAGATGTTTACGGCAAGAATGCGGCGGAGGAACAATTAGGCTCTGCCGACTATTACTACATCTATTTACAAGGTATCATTTCAGCCTCTGTTGTGAATGGGGAGGAGCATGAGCGTGTTTGGACGGCGCATATCGAGACAGGTACGTTATCGTCTGACGAAGCTCTCACGGCTGGAGGAGATAATACATGGTGGCGACTGAATATTGTTGACCAAACTGTATCGTTCCTCAAAGAGGTTCTTTCGGCTACGATTCGTGACCTCACTTCAACGTTTGTGCGTGTAACGAATCTTGTGTTCCCCTCTGGTACAATTACGGGTGTAGCGAATAATGACACGCCGCACGACTCGCAGATGGATATTGTTACGCCCGAATTTCTCTTCGGTAATACGGACGCTCGTTTCGTACGTCGTGATATTGATGATAAGCTGAATAACTTCCTTACATTCTTACAAGGTATTCACTTTGGTGAGGACTTCCAGCAATCTTTAAGCGGGGCTGGTATCTATAAGGATGATAAGGGACAATGGCACATTGAGGGCGACATCTTCCACGCAAGGCGTAAGTTCACCGCAGAAGAGGTGGAGGTTATGAATACCTCGCACATCAAGGGAAAGGTGGTCAACTCGGCGGGTGGCTTTGTTATCTCACGCATTGAGAAGGTCAGCGGTGCGTGGCGTTGTTACTTCCGACAGCAGGATGCCGAGGGGCGCAGGGTGTATAACTCTATGCGTGTGGACGATTTAGCTCTTTGTGAGACATTCAACCTCGTTGACAATAACGGGCAGGCAGCGAATCATTACTGGCACCGCAGGGTTACGAGCGTGGGCACGGATTACGTGGACGTGGCGGATAACACGCAGGCGGATGATTACGCCAGTGGGAGCGATGAGCCGCAGGTGGGCGACGAGGTTGTACAGTTGGGTAATCCAAACGATAAGGAGCGTCAGAGTGCTATCATTCAGTCGGCAGCAGGCACAGGCAGTCCGTACTTCAAGATTCTCCGGGGCATCAATAGTTTTACCTTGCCGCAGCCTATCTTCCTGTTCGATAGCGAGCGGTTCGAGATTCGCATTGAGAATCCGCAACGCAAGGGTGAGTACGTGCGTCTGCAGGACTTCTTAGAGTCTATGCAAGGACGCATCAATGCTGTGCAGCAGCAGGCGGACAAGCAGCTGGTTATATGGTTCGGTGACGCTGTGCCAACGCTGACCAATGAGCCTGCCAACGAGTGGGCGGATGATACGACAAAAGAGTTGCACCTGCATGACATTTACTATAATCGTAGCTACGCACAGACAGGTGGCGGAAGGGCGTATTCGTTTGAAAAGAATCCAGACAATACATACTCATGGCACGAGATCACCGATGCTGACGTATTAAAGTCGCTTGAAGCAGCGAAGCAGGCACAAGACACGGCGGACGGCAAGCGCAGAGTGTTCGTCAAGGTGCAGCCCACGCCACCATACGATAAGGGCGACCAATGGGCGAATGCCACTTACGACACGGAGTATCAGAATGACCTCCTTGTGTGCGTTAAGCCTAAGAAGAAGGGCGAAGCGTTCGACATAGCTGATTGGCAGTCGGCACAGGCGTACACCACGAAGAAGTTTGAGGCACAGCTGAAAGTGGGCGATAAGACGATTGACGCTGCCATTCGTGACCTCCGCACAGGGCTTGAATCGGTGGGAATCCACTTGGATGGCGAGAATAGTACGTTGACAATGGTGGCTGACAAGACGAAGATACAAGGTACTGAAGGCACGCCTTCGGCTATTTTCAATGCTGATGGCACAATCGACGCTCGGCATATCATTGCGCAAGGCACGGAGGACAGAATAGAGTATGGTATCATTGACGGCAGGGCGAACCTTATTATTAAGGATAAGCAGGGCAACACGATGTTGCTTTTGAACCGCAACGGCATTGTATTGCCAACAGATATTACGGCATACGCACGGCGCAAGGCTTTCACCATGACGGTCAAGGACGCATCAGACGGCGTGTATGTTTCGGTGCTAATCAGTCTCACGCTCTTTGTGCGCAACACGGGATTTGAGCGCAACACCTTTGGGAATAACATCCGTATTGAGGTGGATGTGCCAATCTTAGGTATTAAGGATTTGGTTGTTCCCGTTGGCGTGGCCGAATCCGATGGACAGGGCAAGACGCTGAATGTGGACGAAACGGGCGAGATATTATATGTCACCACGTGGGATAAGCAGTACAAGGTTGGCACGCCCATTCCTTTAACTCCCGAGTTCGAGTACAGGGTCTTGTGGCGCAACAAAGTGATAGATAAAGGTTCGGGAGAAATAACGAGAATACACGAGGGCAGTTGATTCCACTAGCTAAGAAAATGAGCAGTAGTGCTCGCAACGTTGACCAGTAGTGCTCAAAACAACATATCGCACCACTCACGAAACAAAAGCCCCAAGGGCGGTGTTGAAAGGGGCATAAATAATTTTAATTATGGACGCAATGTACAAGTTTTTCAGTAAGCTCGCCAGCATTGGCAGCGACAAGTATCTGCACATGCTTGCAGGATTAATCGTATCGATGGTAGTATGCCGTGGGCTGCACGCCATTGATGCATGTTTATTATTATCGCTCGTACCCGCTTTCATTGTCATGTTTGGCAAGGAGAGCATGGACTATTACTTCCGCAAGGAGCAGTTCGATTGGCACGATGTCGTGGCAGGGATGACGGGAGCACTATTGGGTATAGGGCTCTATCTGTTGTAAGAAAGGAGGTGTATTCGTATGAACTATTTAGAACAATTTAAATACGTAATGTGTAGTGTCATCAGCGGAATGCTGAGTTTATTCTTTCCCATAAGGGACTTTATGTATGCTATGCTTGTAGTCTTCGGAATCAACTATATCTTTGGATTAGTTGCAGGACTGAAACATGGTGAGGAGTGGAACTTAAAAAAATCAATGGTGTTCTTCTATCATTGTTGTTTATTCTTCGTAATGTCAGCTTCTATTTTCATTACAGGCTATTTCCTTCATGCAGGAGAAGAGACGCTCGGAGTTGTAAAGGCATTGTGCGGTGTGGCGATTTGGTTTTACTCTACGAATATCGTCCGAAATTGGAGAATGATGCTCATTGAGGATACTACAATGTGGAAAGTGGCAGGTTTTGTTTATTACGTTCTGACACTGAAAGCGATAGACAAAGTACCGTTCCTTAGTGAGTATCTTAAAACATCTCACGTCGATATTAACGACAATAAACCCAAATTCGATTAATGTAAGATGAGAAATATAAAATACATTGCGGTTCACTGCACCGCGAGCCATCAATCCATGACGATTGAGGGCTTAAAGCAGGAGTTCAAGCGTAAAGGCTGGGTTAATCCTGGTTATCATTACGTGGTATCGCCAGACGGAAAGATTACACAGTTGCTTGATGAGGAGAAAGTAAGCAATGGCGTTAAGGGTTTTAATTCTGTTTCAATCAATGTTGCTTATATTGGTGGCATTGATACCAATGGCAAACCCGCTGATAACCGCACAGACGCACAGAAAGCAAGTCTGCGTTCCCTACTGAAGATGCTACATAAGAAGTACCCCACAGCCGTGATTCAAGGACATAGGGACTTCTCACCAGACTTGAATAAGGACGGCAAGATAACGCCTAACGAGTGGATGAAAGCTTGTCCGTGCTTCGATGCAAAGACAGAGTACGCTAATCTTTAAGTAAGGGATATATGGAAAAGAAACATTTACTATTCGTTGCAATATTTTTTGCGGTACTTTGCGTTAGCTGTTCGCATAGAGTGTATGTTCCTGTGCAGAGCGTGCGCACCGATACCCTGTATCTTTCGCATCGTGATAGCATACACGTCAAGGACAGCCTCGTTATGCACCACGTCATCAATACCCGTGACAGCGTGGCGATACACGACAGCGTGGTGATAGTTCAGGACGAGCAAGGCAACATCAAGGAACGATTGATTGTGCGTTATCGTGACCGATGGCACGCCACGCAGGATAACCTTACCCTGCAACGGCAGCTTGATCGCTATAAGGCAAGTAATGACAGCCTGCGAGCAACAAGGAAAGAACGCATTGAAGTCCCTGTTCCAGTAGAGAAGAAGCTATCCCGATGGGAGAAGCTAAAGATGGATGTCGGCGGATGGGCAATTGGCGCAATGTCTACTTTTATACTTGCATCAGTGGGTTACATCCTGGTATGGCTGCTGAAAAAATATCGAAAGCTTTAGCGTATTAATCCTTGCAAATTCTTGAATAACTTGCAAGAAATTCTATAATGAAGTACATCAAGCTACATCTCACAGAGAGCCGCACGAAAGATAACCGTTTTGTACAAGCATCTATCCGTAGTATTGAAGACAATACGGGTGAGAATTTTACATCGGCTCATCCGAAATTACTACAAGACATCATTTGTCATGCGCTATCTCTTGCGCACGGTGTCGAGATAGAAGGCAACAACGGTTTTACTTATACATTCCCATTCAAGCTATCATAATTATGGCGATAGAAAAACTCTATTTAGAACATAAACAGACAGGCGGACGACTGACCGCTGACGAGTTTAACAAGTTGCCCGAGAAGGTTAACGAGTTAATCGATGCACAGAACTCTGAGGAGGAACGTGTGAAGAAGACGATTGCAAAGAACCGTCCTACGCTCGGACAGATTTCAAACGTAAGTGTGGAGGTGGATTCGCTCACGTCTGAAACTTGTGTACTCGTATGGAATAGTGAAGAGTGGGTTCCAATGAAGTTGTCAGAGCTTCCTATTGGACAAGGAGGTGGTCAGCAGCAGACTATTCTCTATTACTTGAGAGCAGTCAATCAGTCACCATCTACTACGCTATCGGCATCTAAGTCAGCCGGCGAGTGTGCTATTCGATTTATGTTCGTTTCACGCACTAAGGATGTTGGGCAGAGTGATTATGTAGACTCTGGCGAATGGGGAACGTATGAGATATTCGCTAAGGCTGGCGATGGAACGTTCGTGAGTAAGGCTCGTGGACGCTGTCAGTCTAATACCATTACCACGGTTGATGTCTTCAAGTTCCTCGAGAGCGGTCAGAATAACATCATGGTGAAGATTACAGGTGAGGTGACAGGGCAAACCTCTCCTGCGTTAGTGTATTCAATCACACTGTCTGCGCTCTTCCTCTCTATATCAGAGTTCAACTGGTGGAAGGCTTATCAAGGCGACATTGTGCTTCCATGCTACATCAGCGGTAACATCTCTAAGACGCTTCATGTGAAGATAACAGGAGAAGGATACGAGCAGACGTATGAGCGACAGTTCGGTACCGCAACTTATACCTCGTCGCCAGTGGCATATACCGTGCCATTTACGAATAAGACGGGGCTCTTCCACCTGTCTGCTTGGTTGTCAAATGAAGACAATACCGTGCAAACTACGCCAGTAGGTTACGACTTTATGGCAGTAGCTAACAACGAAGCTGTGAAGATGGTAGTTGTGAATAACAAGGCGGAGAAGCTGCTTAACTGGTATGAGAATAAGGTTCTTGAATACGCTATATATGACGGCAAGGCGGTAACGACACCGCTGTCTATTTTGATGAAAAAGGATAACGAGGTGCTTCAAGAGAATGTCTCAGAGAATACGCTGACACAAACCAAGATGCAATATACCTTATCTCTTGAGGTCGATACAATCGATAACTCCGATTTCACAGCGTTAATCGGCTTCCGTACTCACCCAACAGACGAGGTGCGTCTCCGTGATGCTATTCCTTTCCCTGTGGATAACTCGCAAGGTTACTCTGCTACGGCTGGAGCGGTGTTCTATTTTAATGCAAAGAACCGCAATAACACGGATACTGACCGTAACGTCCTCCGCAATCTCATCAACTCCGAGCATATCGGTGCTGAATGGCAGAGCGTTGCCTTCTCTCGTGATGGTTGGGTAATAGATGAAGAAGGCGCACGCACATTGCGCTTGCTCGCTGGTTCACGATTGACAATAGATTACAAGCCGTTCGCAAAGGAGGCAGCACAATCTGGTAAGACGATTGAGATAGACTATCAGATTAACAACACGTCTGATTACGATGCAGAGTGTATCTCTATTGCTATGCCTTATCAGAAGAGTTATATAGGTCTGAAAGTGAAGCCTTCTTCTATTATGTTCGCAACTCGAAGCGAGCATAACAGTGATGTGCAGGCGATGAGTACTGACGATGGTGTACGTATTCGCCTGGCACTCGTAATATCTCCTAAGAAGTACACCTACGTCTTGAATGGAAATACCTATTACCTTAACCTTGTCTATCTCTACATTGACGGTGTCGAAGCTCGTAAGTTCGCCTACTTGCTTACAGACTCTATGCAGATAGGTTCAGGAGGCGGTATCGTCATTGGTTCTGATAAGGCTGATGTTGACCTCTATTCTATTCGTGTGTATGACAGTGCAATGGATGCAGCCAACGTGCATCAAGACTATATCAATGCACTTGCAACTGTGGGAGAAAAGAGTGCTGAAAAATTAGATAACGACATCTACGACACGCTCGGCACCACGGTCGACTTTGATAAGGTGCGTGGCAAGGTGAATGTCTTTACATTTGACAAGCCACTGCCGGCTTATGAATATGGTAAGTCATATCGTCCTAAGGGTACGCTTGAGATATACCCTAAGGATGGCAATACGAACCTTAACCGCTTGACAATTACCAATCTTCAGTTGCAAGGTCAAGGTACATCTTCTATGCTCTACTACCTATGGAATTGGAAAGCGAAGGTAGCTAAGGACACGACCATCGTGTATGAGGACGGACAAACGGCACAGAAAAAGTTTGAGCTGTTCAAGAACTTACCTAAAATCTCTAAGCTGACAGGAAAGAAGAATATTGCTTCTTCAATGCAATATCACAAGATGGGTTCTGTAAACTCATTTACGGATCTATGGAAAGCAGTCGGTCTGACCAATGAGGGAATAGAACAGGACAGCAAAGCACGAGTATCTATATACCAAGAGACCTTCGTAGGATTTGAAAAGCAAACGGCAGAGGACGGAACAGTGACGTATAAGTTTGTCGGTCTGTTTACGGTTGGACCTGACAAGGGCGACGCAGCAACCTTCGGCTACGATAAGGACCTTTTCCCAGACCTCCTATCTATTGAAGGCTCTGACAACTCACCACGTATTACTTTGTATCAAGTGCCTTGGGATAAAAGGCGCATCCGCTACAACACGGAGGAAGAAGCGTATCAGTACCAAGTATCTGAACTCTCTTGGGAAAACTGCTTGGACTTAGATTACGCTAATCTCCCTGTGGATGATAAGTCAACAGCAGAAGACGAAACACGTCAGCGTGCAGAACAGCTTGTAGAGTCGTATATCACTGCTTACAACATCATATATCAGTGCGATACGTTTATCGAGCCTTTCAATGGAACGCTCGACGAATTAAATGCTGACCCACACTCAACACATATCGAGTATTGGATAGCAAAGCAGGGCGACCCAAACCAATACAACCTATACTATTACGATAGCTTATATAAGCGTTTCTGCCCTTCAACACTCGACAGCGGTGTGTCGGTGGTTAATCTCCGTCAGCAGTTAGTTGGTGACAAGTACGGACTAACCGAGGCGATATTCAACTCGGTTAGTGATGCTGCTCAGCTCAATGAGCTATTCAAGTCAGCACGTATTCAGAAGTTCCGTGCTGAGCAGCCACAGGACTGGGACATAATGGACCTACTTTTTCATCAGTCATACGGAGAAATTAAGGCTGCGACGGATAACTGTGCAAAGAATACATATCCGTATAACTTTAATGTAGAATAGATATGGCAAAGAGTAAATGGAAACTTCGTCAGGATGACCTTGATACTATCTTGGCAGTAATTAATCAAGGTTTAATGAAGAAACCATACTGGGTAGAGTTTCACGACACCTATGCTGACGGCACACCAGTATGGAATGGTGAGAAGTCCGTACTGTGGAACCTAATGGAGCAAGCATATCCAGAGGAGCGTGCGCAAATGATGCGTCGTATGCTTGCGAAAATGGAGGAACTCGGAGGGCTACAAAAGGGTACGCACCAGCAAAAGCTGTTTGCATACTTCGAGAAGTATTACTTCTCTGTAATTGACAATTTCTCTTCTATGTTATACAATGAAGATGGTAAGCTGTACGAGAAAATGAAGCTTGCCATGCTGCAAGGTAAATACACGAACGACACCGACCCACTGGGTCAGTCGCTTGGTGATGGAAAGTCGCCTGAGGTGGCGTGGGTAAAGAAGCGTATTCAGTACCTAATGAGCAAATACTCATTCGGTGATTATGACGCAAAGACTGCAGAAGGTGCAATCACTGTGCGTACCTCTGCACAGGCGGATGCTACAACAAACTCAATCATTCTGCGCCTGACACCTGCAATGAAGCTGTACCCTACGATTGCATATGGTACCACAATCATGCGTGGTGCTCGCACAGATGCAGGAAAGCCTTGCGAGATAGTTGTAGACATTAACGGCACATCCGACCAGCAACTCTCTGTTAAGTCAGCTGACTATCTGCTCGATATAGGCGATTGGTCTTCCTATGTCATCAATGGTGCGCTGTCAATCATTGGTAAGCGATTGAAGCGTCTTAAGTTAGGAGATGAGAATGAGCAGAAAGTGAAGATACTTATATCTTCGCTTACGCTTGGTAACACAACATCGCTCGAGGAGATTGACGTACAGAACATATCTACGCTCGGAGGTGCGCTCGATATGCGTGCTAATTATCGTTTGCGTAAATTCCTCGCTGGGGGGTCATCTCTTACCGAAGCACACTTCGCTGATGGTGGTGCGCTGGAAGAAGTCGACTACTCTGCTTCCACGTCATACGTTGAGTTGAAAAACCTCGACAAGCTGACAAATGAGAAGTGTAACACAGAGGCGTGTGCTCCTAATGTTATGAGTTACTTCGTGAGTGGCTGTGATAACCTTCAGCCTGTCAAGAAACTAATCGATATTATGGATGCACAGGTAGGACAAGTCCCTCACTCCCTGCGTTACGTTCGCTGTGTCGGCTTTAATGAAACATTCACCGACGGGCGTGCATTTGATAAACTTTCCCAGCTGGTAGATGGCACTTATCAAGGAATCGATGCAGAAGGTCAGTATGGCAATGACCCTTACCCAGTTCTCGACGGTACTATCAATCTCTCCACTGGTGCATATCGTGACACTTACGATGCTTTGATTACCCACTATCCAAAACTTAAGCTGAACATCGCTAAGTGGTGGATTCGCTTCGAGGACCCAGAAGTGAAGCGCATTTGCGTGGAGAATTGGGATAAAGACGGTGATGGAGAGCTAAGTATGGAGGAAGCAGCAGCCGTTAGTTCCATCGGGACTATATTTGCAGGAAATCGAAAAATAAGAAATCTGCAGGTTTTATCATTTACCAATATCAAAAGACTTAGTTATGAGAACTTAAAAGGATGTGATTCTTTAGAATCAATTACTATTCCTAAGAGTGTAGATATTATAGACTGGTATACCTTCGGAGGTTGGATTTATAATCCTCTTAAATCTCTTAAGAAGGTCCTTATTGAAGAAGGTTTATTGTCAAATATACCAGAAGGTTTTGATATTTTTATAAAAGATGTCGTAGATTACCCTTCTACAATATCTTTTTTTGGAGCGTATCAACCATCTTTGAGAGCGAAGACTACCATTTTAAGAGCTAAAACCCCTCCTAATATTGGAGATTCTTCGTTCGATGGTAAAGGTCTTATATATGTACCCGACGATGCAATAGAAGTTTATAAACATTCCGACATCTGGTCTCGTGTTGCAGATAGAATTTATCCCCTTAGCGAGTATCACGAATGATACTCGCTGAGAGGACGTATGTTCGTGGAAATGAATCTTGTCATATTGTTATCTGCTCGATATAATTCTAAAGAGTCATCAGGGACATATAGTGTGAGCGCATTTATGCATGTACTATACGAGTCAATGCCAGGTGGAATCTTCGCTCTACATATCACAACACCTTTGTTCTTATTCATCGGATAACGTAAGAACTGTTGCCCTAAGTGCTTGATAGTAGAAGGAAAATCAACGATTCTAACAGATGGACAATATCCTATGCAGTTATCACCAAGGTTCTCGATTCCTTCCCAAAATCTAACATCAACTAAACCTGTACAATAAGCAAAGGCTTCATTTAATTGCCTCACATTGTGGAAGTATTGGAAATCATTTAGATTAGTGATATTACTATTGTGTCTAAACTTAGTCCCGATGGGATTAAAACGGTATTTAAATGCTATTTTAATCCCATCGGGACTATGTTTAGAGGTGGCTCTTTCAAATCGCTGAAAGAACTTGGTATGTTTGGAGCTGTCGAGCTGAGTAAGGAAGCCTTCAGAAATACAACAGTAAAAGAGTCTATTGTTATACCTGAAGGTTGCACGAACGTAGCGACAGGAGCCTTTTATAATGCCACAGTAAGAACGATAGAGCTACCTTCTACTGTATCTTTTCTCTCGGGTACTTGCTTTTACGAAGCACGTATCGACAATCTGATTTTCCATGGGACTCAGCCCCCTCGAATATATGGATATTGGGAGTTCTTTGGAGCGAAGATAAAACACATATATGTTCCTGATAAAAGTGTAGATTCTTATTGTTCTGCTAATCTCTCACCATGGTTAGAATATGAACCGCTTAGTAAGTTTCATTCGTAAAGCTCACTCATAGGGAGTATTTCTTTAGCGAACTTGCTATAAAAAGAAACTTGTTTGTAAAGATAAACACTTTCGTCTGGAACATATAGCACCGCATCTTTGTTGACATACCAAAAGAAATATGCAAAAGGGTCTGTGTTCTCAGGAGGAGTTTCTGCATGTAGTATAACTCGCTTCAACGAACGAGCACCATTAATTACCATTCCAAAAGTAAATCGTATATCCTTACTTAATATAACTATTTCTTCGACATCATAACAATTCATAAGTAATCCACCGCTTACCTCCTTAAGAGAGCTTGGATAAACTACACGCTTCAAACGCTTACAGTCTCTGACATGGGTAAAGTTAATCCGTTCCCAATGGTGTAGAAAACTTAGGTCTAAATTCTTGATCGAATCTTTGCCGATAAATACAGTCCCGATGGGATTAAAACGGTATTTAAATGCTATTTTAATCCCATCGGGACTATACATATACCGTCTGGTAGAAAATTTAACGAACTGCAATATTTTTCAGGCTGGAATCCTCAATTTGGGGTAACATGGGATGTCGTACAATTCGACGACGTAGTTGGAGAAGTAACGATACCACAACATATTACGCAAGTAGGGCGTGGGTGGCAAATAAAATTTAGTTCAAGACCTCATCCTCGTAAAAATATTATTATTAGATTTTTAGGAGAAATGAAAGAAATAGGCTATTGGAGCATTTCGGACGATATAAGGCAGAGAGGTGAAGCTTTTTCAATTCTTCTTCCGAATAGTCCTACGCCTCCTGTTTTTAGTGACACCTGGGTTGGCGAGACCTATCGAGGATGTAAGGCTTTGTATGTTCCAGACGGATGTGTGGAAGCGTATAAGGCTGCAAAAATATATAGTGTAAAAGAAATACTACCCCTCAGCGAGTATCAAGGGTAATACTCGCTGAGGGGTTCAAACCCTAATCCTGGTGAAAGATTAGCTAAACGATATGTATCAACACTTTCATCAGGAACATATATGTGTTTTATATCTGCATACATAAATTCCCAATATCCTTGTATGCGAGGAGGTTTAGATCCATGGAATATCAGATTATCAACACTAATACTTTGAAAGCAGCTTCCGTTGAGATAAGATATAGTTGAAGGTAATTCTATCGTTTTTGCAGAAGCTCCTAAAAACGCAGCCGATGATATTTCTTTACACCCCTCTGGTATCACGATTGATCCTTCTACTTTCGTTTGTTCAAAAGCTCTATTACCCATTCTGATTTTTCCGAACAAGCTAAGTTCTTTCAGCGATTTGAAAGAGCCACCTCTAAACATAGTCCCGATGGGATTAAAACAGTATCTAAACACCATTTTTATCCCATCGGGACTGTGTTCACAAATCGTACCATAAAAGGGTTTACGGAGCTTCAATATTTCACTGATTTGAGAAAAGAGGTAAAACCTTTTGGCGAAAAAGGAGCCTTCGAAAGTTCTATATTTGGAACAATATCTCTTCCAGAAGGATTAACCTTTGTTCCTAAATCTATGTTTCGTTTTAGTCAAGGGGAGTGTGTTATAATACCCTCTTCTGTAATAGCTATAGATGAGAGTTCATTTAACAGTGCGAGAATAAAGAGCTTAGTCCTCAAGGGCAGTAACTATATCGACATAATAAGATATTGGGGCATTCTTTACGCAAGAATAGACACTCTTTATGTAGCTTCTCATTTAGTCGAAACATACAAGCAAAGCACTAAATGGAATAGTCAGGCTATGCAAGGTTACTTGGGGAACATTCTACCACTCAGCGAGTTTCATCCTTGATACTCACTGAGAGGTGCAAATGGAATCCCATTTCCCCATTTTGTACGATATAGTTCAATAGATTCATCAGGAACATAGACTTTTCCCATACGTATATTCCCGCCAAATTCTTGATAGCCATATAACTTAGGCGGAGTTTTAGAGCGAAAAATTATATTCTTAGTTTTACTGCTATGAAAACACGTGCTAGCTAAATACGTGACAGACGCAGGTATATCTATCGTATCAATGGTAGCGTTGAAAAAGCAACCGTCTGACACCGCTTTACAACTGCTCGGATAGATTAATACTCCTGAGACAACAACATTCTTGAAGGCTCCTTTTGATAATTCACTTGCTCCGACAAATCCAATCTCCCTTAGTGAAGTAAATTCTTTATTTGCGAAGATAGTCCCGATGGAACCCTTACCTAAACGCTCTTCGTATCTCCTTGTTAATAGTTGTGTCTTTCACAGCTGAATACACCTGCGTTGTCTTGATACTCTGATGCCCTAATATGTGTTGTATAATAGGTAAGCTCACTCCTTTACTCAGCAACACTGTTGCACACGTATGCCTGGCGCAGTGAAAAGTAATGTGCCTATGTATATTAAATCGCTTAAGCACACGCTTCAGTACTAGGTTGCAGCGAGCATTACAAGGTAGTTGAAAGAGTTTACCTGTCGTAGTCTTGTTCTCTTGCACCAGCGCAGCAGCCTTTCCTCCAAACATCTTAGAGATAGGTATTCTCACCTCGTGGTCTGTCTTCTGCATTCGCATCACAACCCACTTGTTTCGATATATGTTCTTAACGTGCTGCTTAGTTACTTGCACAATATCAGAGAAGCGAAGACCAGAATAGACACTGAATAGAAAACCTTTAACCACCTTTCTCTCCTCTTCTGTTAAGTCTTCCTTCTCCTCCTTATCTTCTATCCTCCTCAGTTCTCTCTCTGTCAGTGATTGCTTCTGAACATTCTCCGTCTTGATATGATACTTGCGAAAAGGATAGACAGTCATCAGTTCCTCGTCGATAGCAAGATTGACGAATCGACGAAATATCTTCATAAACTTAGCTATGGTATTAATCGCATATCCAGCATTCTTTAGGAAGTTCTCGAAATCGCATATACATTTATAATCAATCTGCGTGAAGGTCATACCTTCTTTAAACCGCCTTAGTACCTCAAGCGCAGCCTTATGATTCGCAATCGTCCCAGCTGTATATGTCTCCTTATCTATCTCACCTTCCATCCAGTCGAGGAAAGAACTATCCTCCTTGTATGCAATCAGAGTAGGGTTGTCGACCAATTTGTTGACGTCACCAATATGCTTGATGACGTATTGCCCATCTACTTGTATCTGTATTAGCGCATTATGCCCTTTAAGTTGTGCTGTTAAGTTTTGAATAAGCTCTTTGAGATTCATTTCTTTGAATTTTGAGGACACCCTGCCAAAAAATCTGTACCTTTGTAGTCTATTAGCAGGCTGCAGGTAAAAATAAAAAGCCCCCAGCCTGTTAAAAAGTAACGCCAATCACTTTTAAATAACGTACGCCACAAGAGCGCGACTGGGGGCAAATACCCTTGTCCGCTCTTGTGGCGATTTGTTGTTTATAAAAGTGATTGGCATTGCAAAATTACGAAAATTATTAGAATGAAGATAATTGAGATTGTAAAAATTAACAGAGAATTGTTGAAAAACTTACATACGGCTGGTGTAAGGATCGAAGACGCAGAGTATATCGACTTGTTTTCAGACTACCATAAACTGCTTGATAGAGGAGAGAAAGTTTCCTACATCGTAGCTTTATTATCAGATAGATATGGCGTAAGTGAACGGAAAGTATATACCATAATTAAGCATTTCAAAAGCGACTGCAAGTTGTTTGCAGTATGACTTGTTCTTGACTTTCCCTTGTTTCAATAAATATTGCGATCTTTGCCGTACAAAAGAAATGAGACGATGAGAAAACTATATAATTCAGCTCCGCTCCCTTTCGTCGGGCAAAAACGGATGTTTGCAAAAGAATTTAAGAAGGTGCTAGAACTATTTCCAGATGGGACAACATTTGTAGACCTATTTGGTGGTAGTGGCTTATTGTCCCATATTACCAAATACCAAAAGCCAAAATCTAAAGTTGTTTACAACGATTTTGACGATTATCGCTTACGCTTAAATCATATAGTGGAAACGAACGAATTACTGACCAAGTTGAGGTTTGTCGTACGTAATATCCCTAAGGGGAAGGTAATAAAGGGAGAGAACCGAGAAGCCGTCTTGCAATGTTTGGATAATCATTTGCATTATTATGGCTATTTAGATTTTATAACCATATCATCTGCTATAATGTTTTCTATGAAATATTGCATGGATATGGAGAGTCTGAGGAAGGAAACTTTTTATAATAATATTCGCTTAACTGACTATCCTTTATGCCAAGATTATTTGGAAGGGTTAACTATCGTTTCTAAAGATTACAAAGAAATTTTCGCTGAATACAAGGATAAGCCTAATGTAGTCTTTCTCGTTGACCCTCCTTACTTAAATACGGATGTTGGTACATATAAAATGAAATGGGGACTTGAGGACTACCTTGATGTTTTAACAATTCTCAAAGGACATTCGTTTGTTTATTTTACAAGTAATAAATCCTCTATTATAGAATTATGCGAATGGATTGGTAAAAACCGAGAAATAGGGAACCCTTTTGAAGGTTGTTCCAAGTTTGAGTTTAATGCGCACATGAATTATAGCTCTTCCTATACCGATATTATGATGTTTCGCCAGGCGGGATAAAAGAAATCTTAGTATGTTTGTTATTTTATGAATAAATACCACGGAATATTACAGAAAATATTGTCTTCAGGAAAGAATAAAAAAAACAAGAAAGGGGAAATTAGATATTTGTTGAATGAACAATTAATATTATCCCCTGTAGATTTACTTGAAATTTTTGAATCACATAATCTTGCGCGCAAAAAACTTCGCACCGAATTGCAGCTATTTATGCAAGGTGAACGGCAAACCTCTAAATATAGGGAAGCAGGTATTACTTGGTGGGATTATTGCGGATCTATTCTGGTTAACAGTTACCCTACATATTTTGAAAAACTACCCCCATTGATTAACCAAATAAATAGAGAAAGACGTAATAGTAAGAATTATGTGTTATTCTTAGGGGAAACGGGTGTGGAAAGTAATCAATCTCCATGCTTAAGTCTCATCCAATTTCAGATAGACGATGGTTCTCTTGTGTTATCTGCTTTCCAGCGTAGTTCTGACGCTAATTTAGGTCTCCCTGCTGATATTTACCATTTGTATTTAATATCTCGACAAATAGATTTTCCACTGAAGTCTATAATTCTCCATCTTTCGAACGTACATATTTATATGAATAATATTGACCTAACAAAGGCTTTACTTGCAGGGGATGAAAACGTAAGATTTTCTCTTAATGTGTAAAAAGGAAAGGGGATTACCCCTTTCCTTTAAAAGTTATCAGAATTTATTTCCTTTGCTATAAAATTGCTAAGTTGATTTATTACATCCCCATAGAACTTTTCCCTATCTTTTTCTATTGCCTTCTTATCCGCACAACTGGAATAATAATTTATATATTTGATGTTAGGTATAGGACCATTCAGTTCCTTACGAACATTTCTTTCGTCATGTTTCATCCAAGATATAAGATAAGAATCATATAAGATATTCTCTATTCTTATTCTGAAACGTTTATCCTTACAATCAAAAACCAGTGTTGCATACTCTTTTGCAAATTGATCCATATCTAAACTTTCCGAACGTTTATATGGAATTTGGGGACTCTCATGCGCCACCCTAACGGCATAATGGCATCTAGTAGAATCGTCTTCAATTAGCTCTTCCTTGTAATTCGGTAAGTTCTTAACAAAATACATCTTTATATATTGATAAGACTCTTTGGCTGTAGATGATGTTTCTACTACTTTTTCTGTTTCTCCATTCTCATCAAAGGTTAGCCCTTGACCTTTTACACTTACAAATAAGCTGCTTAGTAAAATAAAAAGTAATGTTCTTTTCATAATTGGTTTGTTTTTAGGTTTTATGTGAGCAAAGTTACTTTTTTCTTTAGAAAAACACAAAAAATCTAAATAGTTTTTTCACAAATGATGAAAAAGACTATCCTTTTGCTTTATTCTAGATTAAAAACTTACCTTTGTAGCAAAATTTAAAAGGATAATTACTATGGGGCGAAAAAGATTGAATGATAATACTCCTCCTTACTATATTGCTGCTGAAGTTATGCGGAAGAAAAAGATTACTTATCCCATGCTTTCCGAACGTTTAGGAATGAGTATCGGGGGAACATTCCTCATAGTAAATGGTAATCCTTCTATTGAAAATGTTATGCGTTTATCTAAAGCCTTAGGGTGTCATTTCTGGGATTTGTTTGACTTTTCTAAAGTCGGAATGAAAAGGAAATGATATATTAGTATAGATGCTAACCCTTATGAAATGATTATTGCAAAGTTCTATAATAATATTTTTTTTATTATTTATTTTGTGGAATAAAAAATAATATATAATTTTGTAACTCAATCAAGAAATAAAGGTATATGGCAGAGGAAAGAACAACAATTCCCATTGGATATAAAGGTGCTACTTTTGATCTCCAAAAGATTTTAGATAAATTTGGTCTAACCGGAACAGGCTTAGCAGAAATGATGGGGGTTTCTCAGCCTTCTGTTGCTATTTGGATGAAACGAGGTACAGTTTCTCTTTCCACAGCTTTTCGAATAGCTACAGTCTTGAAATGCGATATACGTGAATTATTTTTAGGATATAAAGGCGATGACTCTACAGAGCCACAAGAGGAAGGCTCGTTAGCAGCGTTAGAGAATGATGGAAATAATGTAAAAGTCATCTCTTGCCCTTATTGTCATAAGCGTTTTGCTTTGTATGATTGATATAGATTATTCGTTTAGATGAGTTTTTTTGCTGTTTGAGAAAATATAAGGTAAACAACCTTTTAAAAAGGTTATATATTTCCATCCAAAATATATAAGTATTTGATTTATAGGTACATTTGAGGGGTTTATCCCCCCGGTGTGCCTTTTTTGTTTTTTATTCTCAAGAGAGACCAACCGCCACGCTAAGGATCCTCTCCTCTCCCCCGCCTGATCCCTGGACGATATATGCCAACGCCCCGAAGGCGGGAAGGAATGCGAGGGAAAGCCTCCGGGCATTGAGGGGGTAAGAAGGAGGAGAAGGAGAGGAAAGGAAGGTAACACGAGGGAATGCCCCGAGAAATGAAGGGGTACAAAGGAGGAGTAAGAGAAGAAAAGAAGGTGTTTAGCCTTATATATATATAAGGTGTAACACGTTATGTAAGCATTTATTTATTAATAAATGTAAAATTATAGAAGTTTTTTTATTATTTCCTTGTTTGTTTCAAAATTCCTTCTTATCTTTGCATCGTAATTAATCAACACGGGGGTAACCCGTCATAAAAATTAAAGTTATGAAAGTAAACAAAATGTATCAACTCCAAGTACGTACCACGTACCGCCTTGCACAATGGCTTGAAAGGCATGTTAATGTAACGTATACAATACTAAGTATACTGCTAGTAATATCATTACTACATATCTACATGCACGCTTAACATTAACTATTAATCTATTCATTAACTTATAAGCTGCGCTACCGGCACGACGGGCATATAATATGAATATTAGCAAGCAAATCATTACAGGCAATACATTAGAGGCAATCAAGGCAGAACTCCTACACGTAATTAATGATGATCAGAAGGAAGTAGCCTTCGATAAGATAGAGGATATAGAAGGTTACTTCGATGGCACACCAGTAACAGAATTAGGCAGCAGCGTTGAAGAAAAATTAACCTTCACGGGTGTGCAGGTAGGGAATTGGATACCTACTATAACCGCTACTATTATAGCGTATTACAAGGATGCCGGGAGCGATGAGTACGCCTACCTCGTGAATGTAGTAGAATATTAGATATTATTAGTTAACTTAATTATTAACCGCCCTGGATAATACCCAGGGCAAACAAAAAAAACTATTATGAAAAAAAGATACTATGTTACTGATATTCAGTTATTCAAGCACGGAAATGGATGCGATACGTTAATATGGGTATACGCTGGAAGAGAGTACCAGGCAGATGGAGAGCTTTACGTCGATAACCGGGGTTACCTGCATCACTCCTTTTTCACTCCACGGGGTAAGGAAATAGAGTTTAAGGTTAAGTATTTCTAGGATTAAAACGCCCCTTATAGGCTCTAAAATTAATTAGACCCTTTGCAAACAAAAATTTTTAGGTATAATTTAAAAAAAAGAAAAAGCTATGAACAATATTATGAATGCAAAAGTATATGTAAGTACATATTATAAGTATGCCAGTGGGTCCCTTGCTGGAAAGTGGTTAACCCTTTCAAAGTTTGAAAGTAAAAAAGATTCCTAGCAGCGTGTGAGAGGCAGCACAAAAGCGAGAGAGATCCGGATTTTATTTTCCAGGATTACGACAATTTGCCGGAGTCATTCATCGATGAAAGTTATATCAGTGATGAGATATGGCAGGTAGTCAATGAATTGAATACATACGACGTTAAGCGGCGGGAGGCGTTCGCAGAATGGTGCGAAGCAAAGGGCTACGAGCAGGACATGGAGAGCTTAAAGGAATTTCGCACGATTAAAATTAAAAAATCATCCTTACCACATGAATACTTACTACAAGAAGAATATGCGAATATCTGGGCGTCAGATAAGAGAATGCAGCAATATTGCATGAAGGAAATTAGTAACTGCGTACTTACTTCCTTTGGCGGGCTGGTTGTTTTTGAAAAACAAAAAATTGATACTAAATTTTGTTTTGGTTACTCAGATTGCGGACAAGGGCAAAGTTACGAAGATGCGCAAAAGGCAGAAGACAGCTTCGGAGCTGCTTCCTTCCTGAAGGCTAATCTTAAGGAAATGGACAAAGTATTGCAGCTATTCTCCGGACGGGATGAGTACGGAGAAGAAAACTACAAGAAGTTATATTTTACGCCTAAATATTACGGATCAAAGAAAATAATGCACTTTGTTTTTCTCTCCCCTGGCAGGGCGGTTGATCCAGACGTTATGCGCTTTTATCCAGACGGCTTAATTGAAGCCAGTGCGGAGGACTTCCAGAAGTGCTACCAGGCGCAAAAGGAGGAGAGGGCAAAGTTTGAAAAGCGTTTGAAATCATATCTTAAAAAATATGGTACTTCGAAGTTGAAGACATGGACGTACTGGGTGGATGAATAGTACCCATATAGAATGCGTGAAAAATTAGTGCTTACAGAAAAAAAACAACCCTGGAGCGAACCCCTCCAGGGTAAAAATGGAGCTTACAAATATGTATGATATTAATTATATCGAGGATATGCGTATACGTGCTGCACGCTATTACGAGGCAAAACGTTATGTTCGCAAGCGTTGGAAGGGTTTAAAAGTGGAAATCGATTTTATACACGGGGTTTTTTCTTTGATTGATCCTACCCCCTCGATGCCTGAAGAAGTAGCTTGTTACTGTATCTTAGTTGAAAATAGTACCCTTGTTTTTAGAAAAATCAGGGGTGCAAGAAGCGAGGAGTACCCCCGTATGATTTTTGTAACTCCAAGCGATACGGGGGTATCTCATGTTAGTGAGGAAACACGTACCAGGGTCCAGTTTGAAGAATGGACGGCGGCGGCGGTTAACCTTATGATCAAGGCGGGCGTTAAGCCTGTAGAGAAAGGCGCGCAAATCAGTGAAGGAATTTTGAAGGATAATATACGCCGTTATCTTTCCTTGGTTTTTCCTGGCATTAGATTTCGAGTTGAACCACGCACCGCCCCGGGTGTGTATCTCATCGACTGGGAGGGTGCTCTAACTTATAAGGAAGTGTTAACGGCTCTTTCAGTTTTCCGGGGCAACTTGTGCGAGCCTTCGAGCGAGGGCGCAAAGGATCCGAGCTACCAGCCTAACAGGTTTAACCGCCTGTTTGGACAAATAAAAGGCGTTATCCTCTGAATTGGAAATCGCCTATATAGAGTGCCAAAAATTTCACTAATTCCACTTTTACCCCGTGCGACTTTGCACGGGTAAAGATTCAGGCACGGGGGCTTATATATCATGAAGCGTACAAGTATGGGAAAGATTTTAAATATATACGATGATGCGTACCCACGGGGGGCGCATGATACGGAGGCAAAGACACGATTACTAGAGAAAATAACGGAGCGTATTTGCAAGGCGCATAATGTTCTAGGACTTTATAGCACGGCTTTCTTATTTTATAAGATAAAAGATGTGCTGCGGGGCTTTGGCTTCGATTACGTCGCTTGTAATGAAGTAGGGTGCTATTACTTTGAAAACAGGACTACAGGGAATTTTTTATATGTATATCCTATTGACTGGCAGGACTCCCCCACCCTGTTACGTCTACAAGCTATTATAATATACTAGCACATGAAAAATCGCTATATAGAAGGTGTGAAAAATCAGTGCTTTGAAAAATTTACTTTCCAGGGCGCACCTGGACTATTAACCTGAGAAATGTCCTTATAGGACGTGTGAGAAATCACTAATTTATTTTTTTTATTTTTAGCGGTCGTGAGTCTAAATGCACGACCGCTTTTTTATCTTGTCCTACTTCTTTTATGGTCGTGTTGTATCTTTGTGGTATGAATAGCAGAAGCCCTCCATAGTATGGTAAATGAAACATATATATGTTTTAGATAAAAGATATATATGTTTTACGCAAAACATATATATGTTTCATTTAAAGGCTTTATAAATTCATTTCATTAAACTAATATTTCTTATCTTAAAAAGTAAAATAATATGGCAAAAATAAAATATACCGTTATCGAGCGAGTATCACCGATTTCAAAAAAGCACTATGTTGCTAGTCGCGTTGTTCCTACAGGTACGCTCAGTTTCGAAGACGTTTGCGAGCAGGCTTGCGAGGGTAATACGCTTGATCCTTCAGAAGTTCAAGCGGCGGTTAAGGTTTACATGAGAGCAGCACAACGCCTTCTATTACGTGGTTGGCGTGTTCCGCTTGGAAGTAATTTCTTAACGCTTTATCCTAAACTAGAAATGAGTGTTACTGATGCGGACGGCAAAGTGGCTAAGAAGGACGATGTGAAGGTAAGGAAAGCACATCCGACGCTTGGATGTTCTGTTGCGCCTTCTTATAGTAGCGACTTCCGCACGCATGCTTCCTTCCAGCGTGTAGACCTCAAGGGTAAGCCTGTACCTGAACCAGAGGAGGACATTAACGACGATAACAAAAAAGGAAAGGAGGAAAACGAAGGTCCCGTAGCGGCGGGTTAACTTGATTTGAGCCAATTTAAAGGATAATTAATGGTTATCAATAGGGGCGCACTGCTTGTGAAAGTAGTACGCCCCGTTTTTTCTATATACTTTATGGCAGGAAAGTATTTGATTTTTGATTAGAAAGTATTTATTTTCGTTTTTAGTGAAAATAAACCCGTATTTGTTTGGAGGTTTAAAATATAATGTTTATCTTTGCATCAGAGATTTAAACATAGTATTAACGTGGATGTGACCACAAAAAACAAGCGTAAAATGAAACAAATAGCTTTAAAATTTACCTTCATTTTGAGGGATGAAAAATTTGATGGTTTGCTATCAAATAACGGGCTCTTATCCTACAATCAAGGCTGCTCCGTAACGGGGCGTTGTGGGTGTAATAAATTGATTCTATAACAATAAAAAAGTATTGAGATATGAAAGTATTATTTATTCTAGGTTCCGTTGTTCTTGTGGCTGCTGTTGCTGTTGTTGGTCTCGGTGCGCTTGGATTGTTAGCCCTGGGGGCTGTGGTATTTGGTGGCACCTGCGTGCGATAAGACGCTATATAGAACGTGTGAAAAATTACCAATTATATAACTAAATTCTGGGCTATCGGACTGACGGGCAATGGGCATGAAAAGATTTAAATTTGAGATTGAGCTTTCAAATGGCTCGAGGATTGACGCAGCTTCGGTTGCTGAAACGGAAGAAGCTGCATTAGATAGAATTTTAAACTCTAATCAAGCACTCGCTTTTATGGAGGGTTCCAAAGTTGTAAGTTCTAAAGTTGTTGCTGTGGAGGAAGTGATTTGTCCGCCTTTCAATCAGTTTATTTTTAAGGAACTTGAGGACGAACCCGGGTTCTTTGAGGTTAGAGATAAGGAGGGTATGTTCGCTATTAAGTGGCACGACGGGGATTATAATCTGACCCGTAAGATTACGCCATTAAAAGGCAAAACCCTTCCGGCTTATGAAGCCGCAAAATATATGAGAGAGTTTGCAGAATGGATACAGGTTTATTATCCTGAATCTGTGTAATATAGTATGTGAAAATAATCACCGATTTTTCAGGGGAAAGTTTCTGACTTTGCTCCTTGATTAAACTAAAAGCTGAGCTATCGGCATGACGGGTAAATAATTATGGCTTATAGAAATGATACATTGGTACAGGCTTTGTCGCTTTGGCTTCCTGAGACTAAAGCAAAATTTAACGACAATATGCAGGACAATTATCCCTTTATTGTTACGAAAGATATGTCTAGGACAGATTTAGGAAACAATGTTATCAGTACGACATACCCACGTTTTGTTGCTCGTTTCGTCGCTTTTAAAACTCAATCTAACAACGACCGACTTTCGGAAAGGGACGAGCAGGCACGATTGGAATATTTGCGTCAACGTTTGCTAGCTATAGAGAACGGAAAAGAGGCTGCAAAGAGAAACATGTCGGTGCGCACGTATGTGGAAGTTATCCTTGGACGTGTATATGACGAGGAGTTTGACGAACCGCGCCCAGTGGCAAAGATTCCAGGCTTAAACGCTTATCTTGAGTTGCGTGGTTGTATGGATGAACTAGAGCCTGGTAGTAAAGAAGCCGACCCCGAATTTGCTCTGGAGGTCCTAAAAAAAATGTCTGCGTGGGCGCAGAATATTTGGAATAGAAAGGATAGGAAGAAAATGGCTTCAGTAAAGACAGACCAGCAGCCGTTGCCGTCATGGGAAGAAGATTTCAACCCTGCACTTTTCCCAGCTATTTATCCAAAGCATGGAATAGGGCTTGATTTAGTTGATCCCTCACGTAGACCAGAACTATCTTACGTCCGTACTTCAACCGTAGGAACGGGTTATACGCATGAAGATATTGAGAGAATTAAGAGCGTGAAAATGGGTAATATGATCCGTGATGAGTTCTAAAAAGTAACTATATGATTCGTAGTGGATTCTGAATATAACTATTATGATTCGTGGTGAGTTCTAAGAAATAGCGATAATGGTTCGTGATGGATTCTGAATATAACTATATGGTTCGTGGTAAAGTTTTAAACTCCCCCACCCTATTTATACACAGAATTTAGATAATTCCTTTTCAAAGGATTTTCTAATCTCATAGTTTCTCCGTATGCTGTTACACGTCTTATTTAATGCTTCATCTTATAACATGTTGCATCTTATGGTTTCATCTTACATTATGCTCCATCTTATGTTATGTTTCATCTTATAATACGTATATCTCATAAAACGTAATTATATCATATAGTATATGAGAAAAATCACTGATTTCTTCACCACAATGTTACATTTAGTTCATAATTTCTATTTTCGTATCTTAGTAGATAGATACTTTAATACAAAAGTACGTTTGTATAATAATAGCTATTTACGTTTATTACAACGTAAGTTAATTATTTTGTATCTTACTAGATTTCTAAGAAGTAAAATACCTATCTTCATTAGTTCTTACTTATGTATCTTAAAAGCAAGAAAGTTAACTTCTTATATAGGTACGAATATATCTAGCTAAAAAGAATTATAAGTATCTTCCTATAAAGAAAGCAATATAATAAAGTGCATTCATAGAAAGATTAGAATATAGATATTTAGGTTCTTACTAATTTGTCGCACAAGTAAGGAGTGAAACTCCAGAAAGAGTTTTTTAATATAAAACATCAGTAACAAAGTTCATTAAAGGAAGCGTAGTATAAACGTAGATAGATACAAAAATACGTTAGTACGAATATACATACCAACGTTAATACGAATTTATTTTGTTAACAACGAAAATAGTTTTGTATTTACTTGTTTAAATTTACAATTTAAGTTACCTTTGTGAGCAGAAAAAATTAGAACATGGAAAGATTAAAGCAAGTAATTGCCTTTGTAAATAACAAAGGTGGGGTAGGGAAGACTACCACTGTTCAGAGCGTAGCCGCTGGTATTCTCCGAGTTGATAAGAAAGCTAAAGTTCTTTGTATTGACCTTGATCCACAAGGTAATCTGTCTTTCCTTCTAGGTTGGGAGGATAAAGTGAAAGAATTTGATTCTTACACAACTATTTCAGATGCTTTGCGTAATGGGGATGAGATGGGTATTCCGGTATTTAAGAAAAGTGATAGATGGTATTATACTCCATCATCATCTTTACTGAGTAGGATAGAACCCGATTTACATCGCCAAATGCAACCGAAACTCGTTCTTTGCCAGTTGTTTGGCAATAATATAAAAGACTATACAGGGGAAGGTCTAAAATATATTGCAGAGGAGTTCGATTATGTTCTTATTGATTGTGCCCCCGCCTTGTCAGAATTAACATATAATGCTTTGGGCGCATCTACAGGAGTCGTTATCCCCGTACAACTGGAGGGATTGTCTGTCTCTGGTATAGGTAAGATATTGAAAGCTTGTCAAGATGTGCAAAAGCAGCTAAATAAAGATCTTGAAGTAAAAGGTATTTTATTAGCTATGGCAGATGAGCGTACTAATATGACAAAAGAAATGGTGACGTATCTTCGGGATACTTATGATGACGTTGTTTTTAAAACTAGAATCCGTCGCTGCATAAAGATTGCAGAAGCTCAGATGCAGTTCCGTGATATATTCGAGTACTCGCCATATTGTACGGCTGGTATTGATTACGAATTGTTTACAAAAGAACTTATTAAAGAATAATTGAAGTATAACCTTTTAACTATAAAACAAAATGGGAAAGAATTACGGGAAACGCCTTGTAGAAAAGTCAGCGTTAATAAAGCAAACAGAAGATTATATAGAGAAAGAAGTGTTGAACCCTGAAAGTGTTTCAGCTCCTTCTGCCCCCGTTTATACTCCAACACAGCCAGAGGATGTGAATCGTTTCATAAGTACCCGCCCACAAAATTACGAGCAGTCGTTACGAGGGAAAGTTACCTCTAAGGGTATTGTCATTGATATTCCTATGGAACTTTATCGTAGCTTGAGAGATATTAAAGACGAGTTGCCTGGGGAGTCACTAAAAAGCCTTGCCCTCCGTGCTGTGGCTGAGTTTGTAGCAAGACATGGCAAATAGTTGCTACGTTTTACCAAAACTCTTCATTATAGAATTTGGAACGAATAGTTGCCATGTTTTACAAAAACAGCTGCTATCTTTTACAAAAATAGTTGCCACGTTTTACCAAAACAAAGGTATTAATGTTATTCTATTTATTCTGTTTTATCAGTGGTAAAATGAATATAGTGTATAATACATATAATAAAGGCGTTTGTAACTTGTTGTGTTTTAAAAGATTATACCGTGTTTTTGGTAAAACGTAGCAACTAAATTCTAGAGTTTTGGTAAAACATGGCAACTAAATTAGTAAAACGTGGCAACTAAATTGGTAAAACATGGCAACTATTTTATAAGGCTCTGTCCTAGAACTTATAATAAAAAAATGCAACCTGTAACAATGGTAAAGAAACAAGCAAAGAAAACTGATTTGCTGAAAAGCGATAATGTAATGTATGCTGACCTTCGTAATGCACGTTGGTTATATAACCCAGTGGTTTATTCCCAGGTAAGTGGTGATTTTACATTGATGCAACAGCGTATTCTTATAGGTGTTGTAGAAAAACTTCAGCAACGTATAATAGACAGTGTTTCAGAACAGCATAAGAGTAAGAGCTTCCCTGAAATATTTGACTTTTCGGAGTTAAGTCGTGATAAAACTATAGAACTCATTATGTCAGCTTCAGACCTCGGAGTTACTCCAGACCATTATGATCAGTTGGAAGAAGCTGCAAAGAAGTTTAGTACAATGAGAATGAAGTATCCTGTACTAGACCAGTATGGGCGAGTTGTGAGCTATAAGTTTGCAGCTTTATTCCCTATGGTTGAAGTCCCACGTGTCGTTGAACGTCGTACAGGTATGTTCCGTATTGTTATGCTTACAGAGTACCTCCGTGACGTTTTCACTATGCAATATGGTTACGTGTTACATCTGTCTCATACGGCGCGTATTGCGCAGAAAAAACGTACTCCGAGGTTGTATATCTATTTGAGTAGGTATCGCGATATAGGACATAAACGTGTTCCTTATAAGCATTTAATAGAGTTCCTTGGGTTAACGGATGAGTATTTTAAAGAAAGTAATAGCGGAGAAAACCCTTATAAGTCTTGGAGTAAGGTTAAACGTTTGGTTCTTGATCCTGTAAGGAAAGAGATGGATGAGCTATCGGAAAAGATGGAGATTGATTTTTCCTTTGATTACAAACCTATCTATCCTTCGGGTAAAACTCGTGGAATACCTTTGGAAGTTGAGTTTATCCTTAAGAAGGGACAACTGGCTAAGATGCGAGATACAACAAACAAACGGGTTCAGTCAGAACGCCAGTTTATTGATAAGTATGTTGATTGGTGTCCAGAACTTTCAGCTTATGCTCTTCGTTCCCTTATGGCGGATATGGAGGAGAGCCAGCTAGAAGACTTTCTAAACTTTGCCTATAAAGACATGCGACAAATAATAGAAAGGAAACAGCCTGATGATGTTGCCTCTTATATAATGGGTACGTTTAGAAAATGGAAGCATGACTATAAATTAAAGCAGCAGCAGGTGCAACTTGATTTGTTTGGAAGGAGTGAAGAGGAAAGTGTACAAGAGGATAAACCAGTATTTATTTCTGGGGCTTTAGCAAAAGAATGGCAGCAGGTATTGAATGAATATAAAGAAGGTGCATTCGCAGAACCATTACGAAAAGCAAAGCACATAGGCTCTTATCTGGGTAATATTAATATAGAGTTTGAAACAGAATCCGAGAAGAATGCTTATCTTGCACTTACATCTGATAAGAAATTGGCAAGTGAATATAAACGGTTGATAGGTATAATAAAGAAAGCTATAGGACGTAAAGATAGCGGTGTAACACTTGTTTGCTCGGTTGCTAAGAATTAAGGCTTGTCCTATAAGAAAGAGTGGGGGAGAGTAATTTTGCTGTATAAACCAAAATGAAGTTATATGGCATTTAACTCTTCCCCTTTTTATGATCAAGACTCTCGGTTAAGCCAAAACGGGAGTTACACTCTATGGGCTGTCTTGAAAACCCTTCTAGTTCTTTTAGTTATTCTTCTTACCTTGATGTTTTCTTCCTGTGGTAGTAGTAAACGTGTGGAACTTCGTGAGCGAGTTTCAGAAAGGGATAGCATTCGTTATTCATTGTCTCGCTTGGATAGTGTACACATTCAACATTTACGAAGTGATACGACTTTCTCCCGAGTTCTTTCCCTTGATAGTTTAACGTGCGACGTTGTTACTACTGAGGAGATTTGGAATGTTGAAACAGAAATAACTACAATGGATTCATTAGGTCGTCCTGTCCATCATTTACAACGGAAAACCCACACGTTGAAACATCGTAAGGAACGAAAGCAGCAACATATAAAGCGTGACTCTATTGGGCAGAAACATTCGACGGATAACCTTAGCCTTGATTCTATAAGGAATTTGACCAGTGATTTGACAGGAACAGTTAATAAGACTTCTGATAAGCTTTCTAAGCAAAAGGAACGGTTAGAGCCTTCAATTAGTTTTGTGGATAGAGTTTGGTTGAAAGTCACCCATCATATAGGATGGATATTCCTTTTAACGGCACTGCTTATCGTAGTTGGTATAAACTTAAAGAAAATACGTCCTCATTTCTTCTATTGCCTAAAATGGCTAAAACGGCTGCTTCCTTAGCCCTTTTGTCTAAATTTTAATTTGGGCTTAACAACCGAACAATACTAGAGGATTTAGTGTTGCTCGGTTGTCTTTTTATTTATCTTTCCCTTAGAATGATTCACACCCATTACCACAAGGGTCTCCCGTTGTCTTTTTAAATTCATCTATAGATAGCTCATCCCGCTCACGTTTAATGCGTGTAGTCTCGTTGTTGAGCCGTTCTATCATGTCTAGAAGTCTCGTTCTTTCCGCATCAAAATTGGATTGACATTCCCTTCTTATATCGTTTTCTCTTTCCCGTGCTGCACGTTCTATCCTCATTATTTCCCGTTCGTAGGAAAGTTTTATCTTTAGAACTTCTAAATCATCAGTAGCGTCCGTCACGGGTAGTTCTGTCGGTGCTTTCTCTACTATTGGATTAGAAAGCGTATCGATGTAGTCTGGCAGCCTTGTGGATTGTTTCCGTATGATAGCTTCTGGAGAAATACGTCCAGCCCCTCTTCCTACCTTCGCTTCGTTTTTCTCACGCCCCCCATTTTCTTCCATAGTGGCTGCTATTCTCTTTGCCTCGGGGTCTCTTTCAATAATATTTTTTAGGCGGTCAGAATCAAAGAAAAAGCAGGCTAAGGGGATATTGTACGTATTGCATAAACGTAACATAGCATCAATGTGTATAGGGTACTCTCCGCTCGTCCATCTATTCAAACTTGCATAATCTTTAATGCCGAGAGCGTCAAGCACCTCTTTTTTGGAAATTTGATTTTCCCTCATCCATTGGCGGATGAAATTGTAGTTGTAACGATACTCTTTCATTTTTTCATTTTATGTAGATAATACTCTTAATTAATTTGTATTATGTTCTAGTAGCGTTCGCTTTATTTCTTAACTTTTTAGCAGAATATCAATATAAAATTTACCAAATAGTTAAATAATTAAAACATAATAAGGTTTAGCTTTGATTATTCGATTTTATATTATATATTTGCACTTAAATTTACAAAATGAGTTTTGAATATAATCTATAATGCTGAGAAATTTAGAAAAAATAATAGGAGGGAAAGAGCTTTCCTCAAAGGACTTAGAACCTGAAGAGAAACAGCAGCTTTATGCGTTAATGAAACGTTATGGGGCTTCGCAGGCGTTCTCTTACGACCGCTTCTTTAAGGAGGGGTTTCGCGTTTGGGAACTATTAGGTATTGACTGGATTCAAACTCGCTTCTTGCGTGAGGAGGGTTTGACAAATGAAGCCGATTATTTAGCTGTCATGCAACTGCAGAAGCAAGTTCCTGTCGATTGGTTTTGGTCTTTACTTTCCCAGCATGATGGGATGAAAGCAAGATTCAAACGTAAGATGGCGCAGCTCGGAATGATTAGCGATGTAACAGTAATCAATCGCTTTTCCTCCAGTAACTGGAAGCCATTTGAGCGGATAGGTGTGTGGTCTATCATTGACCAAATAACCGACACCAATCTCCGCCACTCCTTTGAAAAGGCTTATCGTTGTGACGATGCCGCTGACACAGATACCACTCAGAGACAAGCCGTTTAAAGAGGAGACTAAACAAAGCAAACTTTACCATTTTGAATATTTGTGTCTGTTAGTAGAACCTGATGAGGAATCTTAACGCATTAAAGGGGGCTTCTCGCCCTGTTGCAGTTGCGGTAGACTATAGAGGGTTAAAGGATGATTTACTCACCTTTGCTTTTCGTGGTCTTCCTTTCACCGACGCAGTCAATGCGTTTCGTTTCCTCGTCGGTTCAGGTAACGGGATAGCCAAAGGATTCCGAGCTTATAAAGATACTGACGTTAAGTGTCGGAACGGAAAAGGTTATCGTCGTGTTGCAGTAGAATTGATAGAACCTGACTATCATTTCACGTCTTTAGAGGATATGAAGATACTTCTCGAGGCTGCTTTGCGAAACAGACATTTTATAGTGAAATGGCTAACTTATAAACAATTTCTAAACGTATGAAAGAACTTGATATTACGTTTGATTTAGAGACTTGTTCTCTAGCGTCAAATGCCGCTGTAATGCAGATAGCAGCGGTTGCCTGGGTTCGTACTCATGAGGTTTCTGAAAGCCTTTTTAATGAGGATGATTCGTTTAACACGGGTGTTGACCTTCGTTCTTGTGTTATGGACGGGTTAGACTTTGATCCAAAGACTATTGCTTGGTGGACTTCTCAAAACAAGCAATCAAAAGATGCCGTACTAAGTTGTGACCCTGTTTCTATTCGTGAGGCGGTCTTTACTTTCCTTATGTGGATTAATGAAAGGAAAGAGGCTTATGGAGCTGAGAAGGTATATCTTTGGGCAGAAGGTTCCGATTTTGATATTGCCGTCTTGAAAACGCTTTGTAAGCTGTATGGATTTGATATACCAGTGGTGTACACGTCTTTCCGTGACGCACGTACCTTTGTTTTGGAGTCTGGGCAACGATTACTCCATGGGCATGCTGTTGGGGCAACAGACGGGAATATTCTTCACGAGAGGGAATGTTATTCCGCCGTTACCAAAGGTTTTAAGCTCCCCGACGTGTTGACCATTGAAAAGCCCCACGATGCTCTTTATGATTGCTATCGCACGGCTTGGAACACGTGGTGCGCCTTACATCAAGTTGAACCTTCTGAAACGTCTTTAAGCGCATGAAATACGGGTTACCTTATAAGGGAAGTAAAAACAAGTTAGCTTTGAGAATTAATCAGCTCCTTCCAAAGGCTGATCATTTGATTGACCTTTTTTGTGGTGGTTGCGCTGTTACTCATGCTGCGTTGACGATGGATAAGTTCCAGCATATTCACATCAATGATGTTGACTGGCGTCCTGTCCAACTATTTACTGATACCTTGGCTGGTAAGTATGAAGATGAAAACCGATGGATAAGCCGTGAGGATTTCTTTCGTTTAAAGGATGTTGACCCTTATGTTGCTATTGTTTGGAGTTTCGGTAACGATATGCGTACTTATATGTACGGAAGGGAGATAGAAGAGATTAAACGTTCGCTTCATTATGCCATCTATTTTGCCGATTATGCACCAGCAAAGGCTTTGGGTTATGACTTGAGTTTCCTTGATGGTATTCACGGATTTTATAAGCGTTATATAACTACAAAAAAGTACTTTCAAGAGTTTCACGCTAATCATATCGACGAAATAGGCAATTTTACCCCCCACAAAATACAAGGGTGGAGCTGGAGTCCCTCGAAAGAACGAAAGGACTTCGAACTTTTCAGGTTGGAGGATTTCGAAAGATATGTATGTCTACCCTCCCCCCCGAGTCTTCGAACTTCAGCATTGCGAGAGCGGGACGAAACTATCAAGGTGGGGGTACGTCTTTCAGACAGAGCCCCCCGTCTCCAAAGTTTCGAAGTCACTCGAATACTCAAAAAAAAAAGAACAGACCGCCTTACGTATTCCGTTTTGGACTATCAAGCGGTGCCTATTCCTGAAAACAGCGTAATCTATTGTGATATACCTTATAAAGGAACATCGGGCTATAACCTGAAAGAAAAGTTTGATCACGAGCGGTTTTACGATTGGTGCGCTAAGCAAACGCAACCTGTCTTTATCAGCTCCTATGATATGCCAGAGGATAAATTTACTTGTATCGCGTGTTTTGAGCATAGTGGTATATTTGCGGTAGGAATTAATTCTAAAGTCGAGGAACGTATCTTTATTCCGAAACATCAGACTTACAAACCTCCTTTCAGAAACTTAGAAATCTTTTAATGTAAAGAACTTTTAAACATAGTAAAATAAGGCGTTTTGAAACATATATATGTTTTGCGCAAAACATATATACTTTTTGCGACAAAACTATATAGTTTTTATCTAAGAAGTATATATCCCGTAATTAAGAGCTATAATATGTAAAGAAGTTTCTTACGTAAACTAACAGACAAATATGATATACTCACCTTTGATAGACGAACTCGCGGCATTGCCTTTGACCATGCTTGTCCGCCCAGCTGATGAACAGCAGGTGGAGGGGCAAACGGCTTGCTGGTGTCCGTTCTGTAAGGCTAAGCGTGGGGAGGAACAAACGCCAGGTACACCGCATTTTATTATCTACAAACAAAAGCGTGGTGGACTATATGGCAAACCTGTAGAATTTTGGATGTGTACAAAGACAATGCGCTCTGGTTATGGTGCGATTGAATTGTATGCTGCCATGAATAATCTCGGTTTTTATTCGGATGGAGCTACCAAGCGAGGCTCTCTTATTGTAGAGGGAGAGAATTTGCGCAAAGCCTGTAGAGAATTGGCTTTGAAGTGTGGTTACACGCAGGAACAGATAGAGGAGCAATTCCCTGAGTTATTGCATAGAGATTTCCGTCGTGAGGCTATTCGCCCGATTCACAAGTTTGCTTTCCAACCAAAAGCCGATTTCACGCCACAAGACTTAAATGCGCTCGGTTGTTCTGTCTGGTTGGATAAAGACGGCGTAGAGCAGTTTGGTTTTGATACACAAAGAAAGGAGAGCAAGTGGCATTTTAAGCCCTCTCAGTTGCAAGACGATTTCAAGTGCTATGCGCTAACAGAATGCACACTTCCTGCTGTACAGCGTGACGGACGTGAGGTTAGTGAGACCATCTACAGCACTCCCTTCAACCCGATGTTTCTTATCTACACCAACGACGAGTCGGAGGAGTCTGGTTGTATTATCCGTCCAGCAATGGACATTCCTCCCATTGTTTTTAGCAATAGCGAGGAAGATACTTCGGCAAAGGTGAGCAGATGGTTAGGTGGTGACAGGGTTTTCACGAAGGCTGTAGAATATTACACAACGGAATCGACTGGCGTTATCCGTTCCATCAAAGAGTGTGGGGAGGATGAAATTGTTTCCTGTACAAAAATGGTTTGGGAGGAGTGTTTGGATAAGAATGACAATCCAACTGGACGCTATGAGCAGATAGAGGAGATGATTCCAGACGCTGAAAAGAAAGCGCAGGCGGTGATTTATTTTGAAACGGCACAAAACGCTATTTCTGCTTTCTATCATCTGAAAGCCTTACGGAATACTTATAGTAAGTCGGAAAAACGCTGGTTCCATGTAGCCTTCCCTTTAGGTCGTGTAGCGTTCTCTCCAGTACATTACAATAAGCTCTCTCGTTTTGCTGAGAATATTTACACCCTCTTTGATAGTGATCAGCGGGCTACGTTACGAGCAAGAACCATCGGCAGACGTTATAGAAAAGTACTTCGTGCCTCTTTGCCAGTATCGCTTCTTGACCCTACCTTCCTTCGCTCTTCCCGAGTCTTTGCGCAAAAGGTGCATACGGTACGTGATTTCTTTCTCGCATACGGCATGAGCAAAGAAGAAAGCTATTTGTATGACAATGATATTAACCGCCGTTTTGCTGCAAGCGTAACGGCTGCTCTCTCTTCCTGCCCGATGGAACGTAAAGAGAAACGTTCAACTAAAGGCGTGTTGAAGGAGGTTTATTATGTCGTTGACCCAGCTTCTGTTTGGGAGTTTATGGCAGCTGAAGGCTATTTTCGTGATGTAGATCCTGATAGCACAGACAAAATCGGTCGCTTTGTTCACATTAGTGGTCCTTTCGCTGATGAACTGGATAGCCCTTCTATGGTAGCCCGTACAAACGAATGTTTGGACGAGTACGCAAAGCAGAACGCAACGGATTCGGAAGAATATCGATTGATGCGCCAGGCAATTAGTAGAGATACACGGGAAGTAAATGAGAAGACTATCTCTTCTTTACCTTCCATGCAGATAAACTATAAAGGCGGTTACGGCGCAGACGTTGATCACTTCTTCTTTTCTAATGGAGCTTTACGCATTACTCCTAAAGAAATAACGCTTGTTCCTTATTCGATGATCGATTTTAATGTCGATAGAGGAGAGGTAATGCCTTGGGCTTTTTATATGCCAGCCTTGCGCCCCTTTGATGTTTCAGAAAATCCCGTCTATCGTGAACGTAAGAAAGCCATTGACGATAAGCGAGAGCAAAAGGACGATTTAGGCAAACCGCTTTACACGCTTCAGCAGTTATCTTCTGAAATGAACGAGTTAAGCCTCTGGGCGCAAAGTCATCGTTGGATGATGGACAGGAAAGGACGTGACGAACAAAACTTGTGGGCTCCTTTTCGTGTGCTTCGTGGTTTCGCAAATGAAGAATGGCAGGAGGAGCAACGTTTGTTACACGACGGAAAGCATTTCTCTGTAGAAGAGCAAGCCGACTTAGATGGGCGCATGGCAAACTTGCTTTTCTGCTTGGGACGTATGTTGTGGCGTTATCGTGAAAGTAAATCGAATTGTATTCCCTATTTGGTTGAGAATACTGTTACAAGCAATAATAAAGCTGAGGGTGGTTCTGGTAAGAGTACATTCGTTAAGATGTTTGCGGGCTGTGCAGGGTTTATTCTTAACATCAATGGAAAGGATATTGCTCCGAACAAGGACTTTTCATTTGCCTTATCCGAATATAAGCACCATCATCACCGTGTGGTTCACTGGGAGGATGTAGACAACTCCTTCAACTTTAAATCGCTTTATAACTACGCCTCTGGTGCGTTCGTAGTACAGAAGAAGTTTGTTGATAAGCAAACCATAAAGTTGTCCGAGGGTCCAGGACATGTGATTAGCTCTAACTATCCTTTAGGCGATATGGACGATTCCACAATGCGCCGTGTTTGTATGGGTGGTTTCAGTCATCGTTTCTGCGGTGAGAATATCTTAAAGAACAAGGCAGCACGATATATTTCTGATATTATGCCCGACTTCAACCCAGTATCAGTAGAGCAAATGAGCAGTATCACCCGTTCTCAAATCATTATGATTGACGCACTGGCTGTTCAGTTTGTTATGCGATATGATGAGAAAGTAGACGCACAGAAGAAGTATATGGAGCAGCGTACACTTACACAATCGCTTGGCGAAGCCTTCCTCCGCTTTGCACGTGTATTCTTTGGACAAGAGTGGGTTTATGGTATTCCTATCGATCTTGATTCTATGCTTGAGGAATACAAACAAGACTATGCGGAGGCATCTAACAACAAGAAGGATAGTTTCTCTCCAAAGGCATTCAAACATCGTGTGAAAGAATATTGTGAAACGAGTGGTATTACAATGAATCCTCCACAGATGTTTAAGAAAACAAAGAACGGGCAACCAAGTAAAGCCGAGCAGACAAATTATTTTGCACATAAAGCATGGTGCACCCGTCGTTATTTCGAGGGAAGAGAGTGGGAGGGTGATCAAACCATCCATCCTAAGCAAGTAAGAGAGTTGGTTAGAACGGAGCATGCTGTTTATTTCTATCGTCAAAAAGATAACCAACCAGCAGATTATGATGAGTTGATGAATAGATATAATGACTTTTGTCTTGCCCCAGACCCAGCACCAATTCTTGATGATAATGGTAACCCCGTTGTTTTAACCGAGGAGGAACAAAGGCGTTGGCGTGAGTTTAAAGATAGAAGACAAGGTAAGTTTGGAGGGCAATCATCAGTGTCAGTAACACCTGTAACTCCAAGTCCTGATCTGTCTGACTGCCCATTCTAAAATAGAATTATTCTTTTAGTATTAACATAAAAACAAAACAAAAATGGCAAGTTTTAATGGAAAAATTGATTTGTTAAGTTTCAAAGATGCCAGATTGGTGTCTTTTGAAGACAAGGGTAAGCCCCGTAATTATGTATGTATTCCTTTGGACTATAATAATATTGATGTTCAAGAGAATAGTTATACTCACAAACAGCAGGCTCTTCTTAGTGTGAATGTCTGGCCTTATGGGGACGCTTACGCGAACACTGCCCGTGAAAAGGCTAGACAGCGTGGTGATGATCCTAACTCTGTTTCTGTCCCTTCTCATAAAATGGAGGTTTCTTTTTCAACTGATTATGTGAAGTGTTGGGCAAAGCGTCTTGCACCTAGTGTTATCGAACAGAACAAAGAACGCCATCCTGAATGGGCTACACAAAACCCCGAAGACGAGAATACAGCTTTGTTTAAGGCTATTCGCTCTCGTATGAATTTCAGAATAGCAAACTTGTATCTGAATCAGTCTCATACCCCCACTACAACAGCGTATCAAGCCCCCGTTGCTCAAGGTGTATCTGGTTACACTCAGCCAGCATCTGATGCACCATTTGATTTTCCTGCTGATGATAGTGATCTTCCTTTCTAATAATTCACACTTAAAACATATTGAAATATGAAACTTAATGTTAGCAAATCAGAGTTGAAACGTGTTATGAATGCTATGAGTAAAATCGTTACAAAGCATAACACCCTTCCTATTTTAAGTACATGCCTTCTTATTCGAGAGGGAGATGTCTATACTCTGACAAGTAGTAGTGGTGATCAAGAATTGACAATGAATGTCAACTTCTCAATGGTTGTTCCTAAGGATTTCTTTCCCGTGTGCCTCCCTGTAGCAGAGTTTTCTTCTGCCTTAGCCACGCTTCCTGAGCAACCTTTGACAATCGTTGTGGAGGAAGATTCTTACAATACTATTATAGAGTATCAAGGTGGACAATTCACATTTAAATCTTATTCCCCAGTGGAATTTCCTTTGATGCGTTCTATAGAGAAAGCAACGTGCGCAATTACTCTTCCTATGGAGGTCTTCATGCCTTGTGTAAAATCTGCTGCTATTTGCACGAGTAAAGACGTTTTACGTCCTGTCTTTGGTAATGTTGCTATTGATGTAAAACAGGATGGAGTAAACTTTGCTGGGACGGATGGTCATGTGTTGTATAAGTTTGAGCTTCATCATGGAGTTCCTTTTATTAAGGAGGGTACGGAACAAGTTGTTCTTTTGCCAGCTTCTATAGCCAATTTTATTGATGTAATCTTTGGAAATTCTAACGAGATAGATATTTCTGCGGATAGTAGTACGATGAAACTTTCTTCAGCTAATGCTACGTTAGCGGTAAGAATGTGTGAGCAGAGATACCCTAACTATAACTCTGTAATTCGCAAAGAAAGCCCTTATCATGTCACAATTCCTGTTCGTGACCTTCTCCAGACTATCAAACGAATATCGGTTATGGCTTCTGAAAGTTCACAGATTATTCGTATACAAAAGGAGGGGGAGCAATTAGTCCTTTCAGCGATAGATCCTGATTTCTCTCGTGGATCTAAGGAATCTGTCGCTTTCACTGAGGCAAATATCCCTGAGGGTTTTGAAATAGCGTTTAATCACAATAATTTATCGAAGCTCTTAACAACCATATCTACAGATAATGTCCGTCTTGAGTTCGAATCCTCTTCGGCAAGTTTCCTTTTAAAAGAAGATGCCCCTAATAGTGCTTTAACAGAAATGTGTATGCCTATTGTTGCTTAAATGTTCCATACAAGTTCTTCCTTATGGAAATAGGGGAGGACTCCTAAAAACCTAAAAATTATGACTAATAGTATAAGATCTGATTATTCTTATTGTTTTGGCGTAGCTTGCCCGCTCCGTGCAAGATGTGAACGTTATCTTACTGACCCTCCAGATGTTCCTTTGTGGTGGATTCCTGTCGCCTACAGGAATGATACTGGTAAGTGCTGTAATTTCTCTAAAAAGTAATATGTTACTTGAAATGGAATTTGGTATAAAGAATTTAAGTGAAATATGACTTATGAAGCAAAAAGATTTAGCAGAAGAGTACGCACATAAAGCGTTTTTGAAAAGAAATAGAAACTCTCCTATGTCTATACATGACCTTTGTTTTAGCGTGACTGACATCAAGGCAGCTTTCAATGCAGGGCGTGAGAGTGTGGTGGAGGATATGCCAAAATTGAAATGGGCAAAAATCTTCGAAGAAGAACCATACATTGCGATATATTCTTGGGGCTTTTCTTACAAGGTAAAATTTGCTTATAGCGAATTTAATTTATTCTGTGATAGTAGATATATCGGTTGTTATGTCTCACTTTCAGAAGCCAAGCAAGCAGCAAATGAGGACTATAAGAAACGAATTAAACAAGCATTAGGGTTATGAAACCATACAGAATTAAACATAAGGCAAGTGGGTTGTACTATCAGCCGAGAAGTAATGGAAATAGCCTTTCTAAAACAGGTAAAGTTTATATGAGTGGCAGGGATGTATTAGAAGGGACAGATACATTCGTTTTTATTTCATTTAATAAACGATGTAGACTTTGTAAGGAGTATCTGAAATACTTCCCTACACTGGAGCCTTTCCACATATACATGGTTGGTAGAGTTCCTAAAGATGAATTTGAAAAGGAAGAATTATGATTAAGAAACTAATTTGCAGACTATTTGGACACGTACATGTTGAGGAGATGTACGCAGCTCCACTCGTTGACAAAGAACGCAGATACGTAGTGATTAAGGAGTGTGATTGCGCTCGTTGTGGGAAGAATATATCTTTTGAAGCGAGTGAACCAATGTCACGTGCGGAGTTGTTACAATGTGGTTGGTTTATCAAGTCAGAACCAATATGGATTTCACGTCCGTATGCGAAGTACAAAACGAGTAATAGGAGGATTGCAAAATGATTAAAGTATTATTACCATTGTGTGTTATTTTCTTTATAGTCCTTTACATGGTATTTGCCTTTGTAATTTGGGATATAGCATGGGTAGCACACGTAGATATGATAGCAAGATGGTTTTTTATCTTGCTTTTTGTGGCATTCTTTCTTATGTTTTCAGTGGTTTATTTTGAGGGCAAAAGATAAATTTTAATTTATGAACGGAATAACACCAAGTTTACAGAAGAAAATAGACTACTCCATAAAGGTAATACAGAAAGCTGAACGGCTTGCCCTATCAATGAATGATGATGGCTTTTGGTTAGCCTTTAGTGGTGGAAAAGACAGCCAAGTGTTATATCACCTTGCACTTATGGCAGGTGTGAAGTTTAAAGCACACATGAATTTAACAAGCGTTGACCCTCCCGAAGTTATCCGCTTTGTTAGAAGAAACTACCCCGAAGTAGACATGATAAAGCCAAAGATGAGCATTTATAATATGGCGGTCAAAAAGGGTATATTACCTACACGACTATTTCGCTGGTGTTGCGCAGAATATAAGGAGACATCAGGGGCAGGGTATGTAACGTTAATAGGCGTTAGAAAAGCTGAAAGCGTAAGGCGGTCAAAGAGAGAACTCATTGAGAGTATAAACGCAAACCAAAAGAAGCGTAAACAATGGAATTTTGACCAATTCGCCGAACACGAGGAAAGCCTTGTGCAATGTATGGGGAACGGCAAGGAGAAGATTGTTGTTAGTCCTATTCTATATTGGACAGACAATGACGTTTGGGCATTCCTTAATGCTAATAACATACAGCATTGCAGCTTGTATGATAACGGATATAGGCGTATTGGTTGTATCTATTGCCCAATGTCTTCTTTCAAACAGAAAGATCGAGAAATAAAAGACTATCCGCATGTCAAAAAGAATTGGATAAAAGCGTGTGCCAAACTAAAGGAAAAAGGAATTGTGTGTCACGATTTATCATCTGATGATATGTTTGATTGGTGGATAAGTGGCAAGTCGTACAAAAAGTGGTATACAGAGAAGTATTTACAGCAAAAAATAAATTTTGAAGAATAAAAAGTAATATGAAGAAACTAATTTTATTATCAGTGTTAGCGTTTGTAGTCACTTCTTGTGGTTACGAGATTAGGAAGAAACCAGAACCGTCTAAGCCGAAATTGACAAAGGAGCAGATACGAAAGCTGGAATACGAGCAACGATTGAAAGACTACAATGTACAGTTCTTATTTGAGTGTAACGGTGTTAAGGTATATAGATTCCGTGATGGCGAAGATGTTTATTTCACAGATGCAAACGGAATGACAAAATATCAGTACACTACAAGAACTGGTAAATTTAGTCATCAAACACATAGAGTTCAATCTATTAATACAAGGAGGTAACATGAAAAGAGAAATATTATTTAGAGGAATAAATTTTCAGAAGGAATGGGTTTACGGAGACCTTTTCCGTTCATACGCAAATGATGATGTAGCTATTGCCTACTATAAAGAAGGCAGTAAGACTCCTACTTTTGATGCTGTCTTCCCTGAAAGCGTTGGTCAGTACACAGGCTTAAAAGACAAGAATGGAAAGAAAATCTTTGAGGGGGACATAATCGAAAGTAAAGGGTACAGGCATATTGTTAAATATGACAATAGTATGTGTTCTTATAGAGCGTGGTGTCCTTTAGTTCACAATAATTGGGAAAAAGGTAATATTATTTCAAAAAAGTGGATAAACGAGTGTGGTAAAATTGTAATAGGCAACGTAACAGATAACCCCGAATTATTGAAGTAAAGCGTATGAAACATACTCACGCAAGCCTCTTTTCTGGTATCGGTGGAGCAGAACTCGCTGCCTCGTGGATGGGATGGACTAATGTGTTTCATTGTGAAATACAAGAGTTTCAGCGAAAAATCTTAGAGTATTGGTTTCCTAAAAGTATTTCTTATGAAGATATTACAAAAACAGATTTCACCGAATGGAGAGGACACATTGATGTTCTCACAGGAGGATTCCCTTGTCAACCATTCAGTGTTGCAGGTAAGCGAAAGGGAGCGGAAGACAACCGCTATCTCTGGGGCGAAATGTTACGAGCAATACGGCAAATTCAGCCCACTTGGGTTGTTGGTGAAAATGTTAGTGGAATCCTCTCAATGGTACAGCCCTGTAATGCGGTTAAAGTGGGACGCACGGATGATTTATTCGAAGAGAATTACATATACAGAACAGAGCAACAATTCACTATTGACGTCATCTGTGAAGACCTTGAGCACGCAGGATATTCTGTCCAGCCGATTGTTATTCCTGCTTGTGCCGTCGGAGCACCACACAGAAGAGATAGGGTATGGATTGTTGCCCACCGTGCAAACACAAGGGCTGAAAGTTTGCAACAAGGAGGGCAAAACGGAGTTTCTAAGTCCTCTATTGCTGCCCACACCGACAGCAATAGACAAAGGGACAGGACGTATAAACAAATCATTGAGCAAAAATGCAAAAGAGCGACCAACATTGGCAAAATGTGCAAAGAAGCATCTTCTCCCGACACCCAATGCGTCGGAAGGAACGAAGTGGACAACAAAGTACAATGCAAACAGTCAAATGGGGAAAGGACTGACGGCAATGGCATGTTCAGGACTTCTTTTAACACCAACGGCAAAGGATGGAATGCGCTCAGGTATGACAATGGACGCCCTGAAGAAACACGGCAAACCGAAAGCCAATTTGGCAGAGCAGATTGCCCACAAAATTGGTGGTGGGACTTCCCAACTCAATCCCCTGTATGTAACAGAGATGATGGGCTACCCTTTAGAGTGGCTGACCTTACCCTTTCTTTCGCAAAATGGCGAAGCAAAAGCTTAGAAGCGTTAGGAAACGCATGGGTGCCACAAGTGGCTTTTGAAATATTTAAAGCGATTAACGAAATACAAAAGAAAAGCGTATGAAGAAAATAATGTTTAGTGATGCTTTCTGCCTCACACAGGCGGTACTTGACGGGACAAAGACAATGACAAGGCGAAAATTTACCCTGACATTAGATAAAAAGGTCGCTGGTAAACTAATTCGAGTATATCCATCAAAAGTCTTTTTTGACAATGGTAAATGGCTCTTTGATTACGAGGGGAGAATTTATAATCTTCCAAAAGGAAACTATCCGCGTTATGAGGTTGGTGAAGTTGTTGCGATAGCACAACCATACATGGATATTATCGAATGTCTACCGATGTACAGCGGTGCTATACTTGATGAAGTGGGTATGCCCTGTAAAGAGTATAAGGCAGGGTGGACTAACAAAATGTTCGTTAGGGCTGACCTACTCCCTCATCACATCAGAATTACAGATGTTAAGGTAGAACACTTACAAGACATCTCTGATAAAGAAAGTTTGCGTGAGGGTGTAAAAAGAGCATCAATAGGCTTTTATGCAGAAGGTGTAAAGGTTAAGGATTGGGAAAAGGAAGCGCATCGCGAAACGGCTTCTGGATGTTTGAAATTGTTTCCATTTCCACGCCAAGCCTTTGCCTCGCTCATTGACAAAGTCAGCGGTAAAGGCACGTGGGAGAGTAACCCGTGGGTGGTAGCATATAGTTTTGAATTAGTAGATTAATGTATGGACGAATTAAGAAGAGAATATATCATTCCTGTGCATTTAAATCATGCAGAAATGATAGATTGTAGTTTCTTATTAAACAAAAGAAAAGGCAAATCACGTGCAGGGTCAACACCCTACGCAAGTAAAAGAAAAAGGAAACGTAAAAAGTAAAATAGTATGGATAAAAAGAAGATGATAGAATGGATAGGTACTCAGAATGTGGGCGTATCTTCCAAGACGATGTGGGTCGCGTTGATGTGCCCTCAATGTGTAAATGGTAATGACTGTTGGAATTACGATATTCCACATGACGCAGATGATTTTCACGCTGTTACCATCTTAGCAAGTTTGCAAGATTAAGTTTAGATGATTTACGTAAAGTTGAAAAGGTATTTCCATACTGGAAACCTATCATTGAAGAGTGGGCTAATCTTGTTTCTGCATACGTTGGTATGTGCTATGATAGTGTCTTTGATATTTTACAAGAGAAACATGATGAAATTATGAGTTTAAAAGGATTCACAAAAACATCAGAATCTACTTGGGTAAAAGAAAACAAATAGGGAACTTATGACAGAAAAAGAATTTAATGAACTAGTACTCGAACTTGAAAAGCAAGGGTACAAAAAGGCAACATTGCAGCCTTACGAGAGGGAAGGTTTTCATTATTACAAATCTTTTGGGGTGTCGGATTCTGACATGGGACGTAAGAATTATTTCGTATTATTTCTATTCTATGATTGGAAACGATGTCCCTCTCCGATAGTGGAGGATTTTGGAGTAGATATTAGAGTCGTTGTAAGTCGAGTTCCAGACGAGCATATAGTGTTCTCGATTCCTCTAGGTGAGCAGACGCTTGAGGATATAGAACAGAAAGCACAATCATTCTTTGAATGGGTGAGAAGAATGTAAAACCAAAAACAAAATAAAACTATGATAGTAGATTTTCAATGCGGTGATTCAATCACCATTCCTGATGGTTGCAAGGCAATCGTTAAGGACGGGAGTGTGGTATTTGAGAAAGAAGAGAAAGAGGAAGCAAAAACACAAGATTTTAAGGATGGAGATGTGCTAACCTCATTGTTTGATAATAAGGTAGTCTTTATATTCAAAGAAGACGAATCAAAACAAAAATATAATAAAAACGACTATTATGTATGCCATATATATGTAAGCAGTTCGATTGGCTATACTATTGAGGTACCCACAAAAGATAGCTTGTCTTTCTGTGGGCATAAAGATGAGGTGCGTCTTGCCACCAACAAAGAAAAGCAATTCCTCTTCGACAAGATGAAAGAGCAGGGACTTCTGTGGAATGCAGGAGAGAAGCGAGTAGAGAAGATTAGATGGAGAGCGGAAGAAGGAAAAATTTATTATTATGTAAACAACGAAATGTATGTGTCAAGTACTCGTAGTCCAAAGGAAGGAGAAAGCCTGTACGACTATGAAGGTCGTAGTTTCCTCAGTTACAATTATTTCAGAACCCAAGAGCAAGCCGCCGAAGCTGCAAAGCGAGTAAAGGATACGTTGATGAAATACCACGAGGAGATAGGGGAGTAGCACCTTTTGATATTTGGAATATGGAAAAGAAGAAATGTTATATATCTCTACCAATAACTGGTAGAGATATTCAGGAAGTAAAGGATGAGATAGAGGATTTGAAGGATTTTGTTAGAGTCCTTGGTTATGATCCTGTATCTCCTTTCGACAGAGAAGTGGACTTTAATGCCACACACGAGCAGCACATGCGAGAGGATTTCAAACTCTTGCTTGATTGTGATTATATCTTTATGGAAGATGGTTGGAGTCATTCCGTGGGATGCCGTGCCGAGTTGAACGTAGCTCTATCTTGTGGAATAGAAATCATCGTTCGGAAAGAACCCGATATTCTTGCAGTGTAATTACCCTCTTACGTACCCCGTTTCTGAAACATATATATGTTTTAGATAAAAGATATATATGTTTTACGCAGAACATATATATGTTTCATCCAAGGGGTATTTTAACCCTATTTCGGTTGGATATAGTTTTGCGGTGAGAAAAACTTGTCCTAACGTAAAAAAGGAAAAATCTATCTTTGCTAACGTAATATCTATAATGAAAAGAATATGTACAGACTTGATAACGTAATAGAAAGTTGGGCACAAGTTTATCGCCCCTTGAGCCACACCCCAGAACGTGGAGGCAAACACAAGACGTTCTATCGGATTGATACTATCAACATGCAGAATGAGTTTGTTAGGAATCATAACACAGCTGCCTCCCCTGCATTGGCTTTTTCAACGCTTGTGGATGCGGAGGTTAGTAATAGTAAGGGGATAAGCTATCAGCACACGATTTACTTCATGGCTAAGCAATCGGCTCCTTCTTTGGCAAAAACAGCAAAGCAGGATGATGCACTCTCTGCTGATATTAAGTTTGAACAGGATGAGATGGTGCAGGACTTGCTTGTTTGGCTTAGTGCAGTGAAACGGACAGGCACGTGCCCTGTTACGGGACGTTTACTTGCAGAGAACGAGAAATTGGCTGTTAGATACCTTGATCTCGACGCAGCAGAATGGTCAACAATTCCAGTTATTTATTCAGGGTGGCAGTTGTGTGGACTTTCTTTGAAGTCTATTGTCCCCCGTGTTGGATGTCTTAACATGGAGAAATACAACAAGAAGTAACGAGAACTTTAATTTAAAAGTAGGAAGAAAGAAAGATACTTTGATATATTCGTAGCTACGTATAAAAATATTTTAGTACTTTTTCTTCTTCTATAATATCGCTTAATTTACAAACTCTATTCATATAACTTAAACTATAATAGAATGATGAACTATTTTACAATTCCTTTCAAATCGGAGGCAGGAAGGCAATTACAAGCCTTTTTCAACACAGCTCGTATTGCCGAACGTGCTGCCGAACGCTATGCAGCTTCGATGGGGGCTGTGGCTTTCCATAGCGACCCTAATTTTTTTGCTGGAGGCGTTTCCTATCTTGAGTTTGAGAAAGAACCCGACTTAGCTGTGTGGCGACCAGCACTCAAGATTGAGGAACGGATGTGTTACGAGCCTAATTGTCGTATAGAAACCGATGTTATTCGTGTGGTTGAGAACTTTCGTCCGAGTGATACAAAGGATACCATCTTCGGGCGAAAGACACTCAAGTGGGATGATGTTCGAAGAGAGAAAACCTTGAAAGAATGGGCGGTAATCGCTGGGGTAAAGGATGGCGAATATAAAGAAGCCATGCTTCGGACGATAGTCTATGAGCGATTGAAAGATTGTCTTTTCTTACGTGTGTTACGCATCAAAGACTTCGCTATTGGTAGTCGCCCTCGCTCTAGAAAGTTATCAAGAGCCGTTGTGGCTGAGCGCAAGCGTCTTCAACTGCCTGTAGTCTTTGTGGAAGACCTTTACTCAATCCTTCATGCACAAGACCTTGATCTTGCTGCTCAAGATGATAGTACACCCGTGTTTTTCCATTATAAAGATAAGTGGTTTATCGGCTGTAATCGTCCTTGCTCTCTCCCTTATCTGGAGGCGATTGAAGCCAAAGATTTTAATGTTACGGCTGCCACTGCCCAGCGAGAGATAGCCGAGCGCAAGCAGGAAGAGGAGGATAAGATGCTGGAAGAGTTAAAAGAACAGGCGGAGTACGACCGTATTTATCGCTGTATTCATGGACAAAAACAATCGTAAAACTATGGCTTTTCAAGAACCTTGTTGTATTGCTAACAAGCTACCTTCCCTTTTACGTAGGAAGTGGTGGTATGCTTTCCAAACGAATGGTGATGTTACTGCAGAGAAGTTTATGTCAGCTTTGTCCTCCATGGCAGGGCGTGACAACAACCATCTTTCACTTGTTATAGGTAAAATAGACGTTCCTTTGCTACGTGTTATACGCCATTATTTCGATATGGGTTGGCTTCGTTCCTGTAGTATTCTAACTTATAGAGATGATGATAAGTTGATTGAGACGGAATTAACCCCCTATCTTGATAAGATAACTTTTGGGCATCATCCCCGTGTGTTTGGCGGATTAATAATGTTCCAAGGAGAGGAAGGGACGGTTGTTCTTTCGGGAATGTTGGAGAATCTTCCTCAAAATATTATCCTCCCTTACACGGCTTGTTATAGTGAATGCGACCCCGATATTGCTCGTGACTTTTGCGAACCTTACGAGTCTTTATTACGGATTGTAAACGAAGAAAAGCGAAAGAAAAATGAGTAACCCGATTAGAAACGCCATATTCCCTTTGAATCAGACTATCATTCGGTTTATGGAGCAGACCCTTAACCAACTTGAGGTCAACTTCATTACGCAACGTATCTGGCCCTATCCTGTTTCTGAGGCGTATAAGATTCGGAATGAAGCTAACCGACAACAAGGCTTACCTCACTCCACAGGAGAGGGTATCAAGAGTTTTCGTGGTAGTCTGCTTCATGCTGATTCATCGGGAAACTTCTCCTTGGTGGTTAGCTTTAACGATTATCTTCGTTATGTTGACCTTGGTGTTGGAGCAGGAAGAAAGTCGGGTTCTGTAGTCAGAGATAAGAAGGCTAGGTATAAAAGTCGGTACGTTCGCTTGTGGAACCCCGAGGGTGGTGATACCCATCGTCCAGCCATTATGATGGAGTTGCGCCACCTCCAGAGCCGAATCCAAAGCCATTTAGCTGATTGTTACGGCAAGCAAGGCGCACTTTATATGGTTGAGACTTTCGATAATTTAAACATACAATTATTTGATTATTAGTTATGAATCTATGGAAGAAAATCCGTACTTGGCGGAAAAGAAAACAAGAGTTAGGTTTTTTGTCTCAGTGTTCTGGCGTCTTTGGCTCGCTCCAAAGATTAGAGCGTAAAGGCTTGTTGCTATGGGATGAGAAAGAAAGAAGGTTATTTATTTGTGAGCCGTTAGCTGTTTTGATGATGCGCTCTCGTGACTCATGGAAGGCGTTTTTGACTAACATTGCCTTGTGGCGAACCTACACAGAAACTCGCCAGCGTTGGGATGATTACATTCGGAACGAGGAGTTGCTGGCTGTCCGTCGTGCTAAACGTCGATATGTATCCTTAACAAAGGCGGACATGAATCGCATTCGGCGCAGACGGCGAGAAGAGATTGAGCAAAGCGAATTGAATACACCTGCTATTGACAAGTTTGAGTTCTTTATCCTTGCCGATTCCGTTGAGATGCCCTTATCCAAAGTCCCTAAGGATAAGAAAGCCGCCAGGGAAGTTGGTGTTGTTGCTGTTGGCGATTATAAAGTCGATACTGGCTTGGTTGATATGGCTCTATGGGAAGATGTTGAGCAGGCTTTAAAATCATTGGAGGAACAAAAGAATGTCTAGAAAAGATTATGAAGAAATGGACGAGAAAGATTCAGAAGCTAAAATCGAGTCTTTCATTATTCCACAGAAGGTATCAGCCTTTGTGGAACAATATTCCCCCGCACCCCACGAGACGATGGCAACGGAAGTATTCACGGATGCCCGTCTTCGGGTGTTCTTTCAGGCTTATCCCATCCTCGGGGTAGGCGACCCTCTGCAATTCTATATCGAATCTTTAGAGGCTAACGGCTTCCGTATGCGTGTGAGTCTTTCAGGCGAACCCGCCCTTTTCGTCGTGCAGAAGTTGGTCCAGGATTAACCTTGTCCTATAATGTTTTACTCGTGATTGTATCTTTGCAATATAATAATAATAATCGTTGAATCTATAAAAGGATAACAGCTTATGACAATTCAGAATGGTGTTAGAGATGTCCTACTCAGTTCAATAATAAGTGGTGTAATCTGCTTCATTGGCGTCTGGGTCAGTATTAACAACCGAGTATCAATCCTAGAAGTTCAGGTACAGGGCGACCATGAAGTTGTTACACAGTACCAGCAACGGACGGATAATGATATGAAGGAAATCAAAGAGAAGTTGGAGGAAATTAATGTTAAGGTAACCCGTCTGGGGGATACGAAAGCCGACCGCCCTTTCGTCCCAAAGACCACTGCAGTCAATGAGTAATGAAGAAATTCTATAAAAACCTCAAACAGCGGTGGTCATCTGAAACCCCAAGGTTCTTTAAGTGGATTGTTCGTATCGGTGCGGTCATTAGCGGTGCGGCTTTAGCAATACAAGCAGCTCTAGCTGCTGGAGGGGCTACTGAACCTGAATGGTGGACAAAGATCTACCCTTACCTTATCGCTCTTCCTGCGGGAATGGCAACGGTAGCAAAGTTAACCCATGATAATAATGTAGATAAAGACAATAGCAAAACAGATGAGAACAATTAATGAGATTATCGTCCATTGCTCGGCAACTCCCGAGGAACGTGATTATTCTGCAAAGGATATTGACCGCTGGCATCGTGCCAGAGGATGGAGTAAAATTGGTTATCACTATGTGATTCGCCTGAATGGTGACATAGAAATCGGGCGTACCTTAGCCGAAATCGGTGCGCATTGCCAGGGCAGAAACGCTCATAGTATAGGCGTGTGTTACATCGGCGGTCTTGCTGCTGATGGGAAAACGCCAAAGGATACCC